TGGATAATGATTCTTTGCTGTTCGGTTCTGATTGTGGTTCCAAAACTGGGGAGTAGTCTTTTTTGTAGGTTCTACGATGTACCAATGTAGACATCTGTTCTGATTCTTCGGGGACATATTCGTTCATAGCATAGGATTTGCTCAATTCTTTGTTGATTGCGTCCAACTCCTCTTGTCTATGAATATCACTGATGGTTCGGTTTGTAAACACATACCCCAGATGACCATATCTGTCCATAAACTGTGAGTGTTTTTGGTATTCGTAATCCTCCATACCATCAAATCCCTTTCCCTCGAAAAGATTGGCAACCTCATCAACATTTTCCGTATTAGGACCATCCGTCCAACTGATAGTATAGGAGTCGGAATGGTCATTCACGACAGAGAATTTCGTATTCGGAAATCTTTTCTTCAACACCTTGCGCAGGTTGTTTGCGGCGGTTTTTTTATCATATCTTTGAGTTACTACCGTTAGATAAACAAACTCTCTCTCGATACGCTTTTTCTCTTCTTGTATCAAGCGTGCCTGCTCTTCTTCCTGTTCTGCACGCTCTTTCTCGGCGGCAAGTTGTTCTGAGTGCAGAAGTTCGTAAACCCTTTTGCAGTCCTCTGCCATTGAGGTTTTGTAGTGATACAGCAGACCCGTATAACGCATATAGTCAAATCCCTGAGCATCTGCCGTAATTGCTCTGCCCGATGGTGTACGGATGAGCGTATAATGTGCATAGAAAGTTTCCTTCTCAAACTTTGAGAAATTACATTCGTCTCTGTCTTCTGCAATATCATCCGAGTAATCACCACCTTTATCTCTGAGAATATCGCCGCAATCGTAATATTTCAGAGCATCAAACGCCTCGTCGCTCATTTCGATAATATCTACCACCTTGCCTAATCTGAGATATTCCTTCACCTCGCTACGTTCATCATGCTCTTTAAGGTGGTCTTTGAGCATATCGGTCAGGTCTTGATTCTTGGAGCAGAAGTAGTAACTGTAAATAAAGCTGTTCAGCTCAATCTCCGCTGCACTCTTGGCATTATTTTCCTCTGCCTCCTTTTGATAGTCCAGATAGTGGGTACTGACGGGGCGAGGCACAAATATCGGGTCGCCTTTGTCGCTTGTGCCATCGAACCAATAGATACTATTCCACTGGTTGAATTGCTCGTTAATATTGGTTTTGAGTAGTGCAATCATCGTTTGCCGGTCTAAACCTCCGATGTTGCAATCGCCACTCATCAAGTAACAGGAACGCCCTCGTTCCCAAGAGGCTTGCGTGATCCCGAGTTGATGACCTTTCAGCACCAGCATACCATTATCAACATTCAAGTAATATTGCTTTCTCTTTTGTGTGAAAACTATTCGTCCGGTCTGAATGGAATCGACCGTTATCTCACTTATAGTAGTTGAAGCGAGTGAATTTACCTTTATCACGGTGAGCTTATCACCGGCTATTATCTGTTCTATCATCATAGCGATTTATTTTATTGGTTGATACTTAGCAAGCCAGTTGCATTATAAAATACTGAACGAAATCAGACTCTAATCCCAGACTTTGGCAGGCTACCTCAAAATCATTGTATCTGAGGTCATTCGTTAATTGTAAATCTCGGAGATTGCGGATCTCATCATCGAGATACTCTTGAGCTTCTTGCTCATTACAACTGCACGAGTTGCAGATTCTTTCTATAATTCCCATATTTCTATAAATTATAATTGATTTAAGTATGTGTTTGCCAGCCCTTTGTCGGTGTTAATTGCACACACATGGACTCGTCTGGTGAACCGTGATAGACCAATCCTCCCACAATTCCTGCTCTACCATCGGGGTATCGCCGGACAAAGAGGAATGAAAGCGGTGCAAAATCGTAGTGAAGTTCAATCTCGCACGGGTATTCGGGATTACTGGTTTCCCAACCTTTTAACCTATCCAAACATTGTTGCAGGGTCGGATCGTTTGTTTCTGCTGCATACTTCATTGCCTCATCGTATCTCTCTTGACAAAATATTTTCATTGTTTTTTTATTATTGATTTATACTGGTTGATTTTTTAGATAGACTCATCTATCAGAAAGGTGTATTCTGCACAGTTTCCGGGCAAAGTACCGGCATCGTTGTGTCGATAAAAGCCTTCTGTTTCAAAATCCACACTGACAGGGCGACCCTCTGTTGTTTTTAGAAAGTCCTTTATTTGATGTTCTTCTTCATCACTAAGACCCGTGTAATCATCGTTGATAAGTGCACAAGCCCAATAGACAGGAAGAAGATATGTTATAGGAGTTGCCATAGTTTGTTCAGTTAGAATGTAAAACCGACGAAAACCACAAAATCCCCTTTGCGTAAAACCTCGTGGTTTACATCGTCAAACTTATAGGTACTGTATTTCTTGGCTTCGGGGATATATTCACCACGAACCCACACGGGAGCAGTCTCACAATCTTTCAGGCGAAAGAACTCTCCCTTTTTAAGCTGACGGATTGTAGCTGTGTCAGTTTTGTTGTTAGTATGCATAGACTTCCTGATATTCAGATTCGTATATTTCGAAGTTGTACAGGTTCTCTTCATCACTGGCAAGGTTCTGCCAATGGTCGCAGACGAACGATAGAATCACATCCAAACAGGCATTTGTTTGCTGCTGGAGTATTTCAATCGCTCTGTCTTTCCACTCGCCACTTTCGGCAAGTTTTAATAATTTTTCTTCACTCATATTGTTAATATTTAGTTCGTTACAGCTTACGTGTCGAGGACAAAATCATCCTCGTACACTTCTATGATTTTACCGCTATCACATATCTCTGCCGTCCAGCAGTAGCCTTCTTTGCAGATAAGTCTGATAGTCCTGTACCCACAATAAGGGAGCAGGAGGGTTGCATATTTACCTTCCATAATCTTCAATCTTTATTATCAATTAATACTTCAGTTGATTTGGTGCCGACTTATTGATTCGGTTCAGTACCGAACATACTCGACATTGTGCTTGTTAGAGCATCACGAAAGCCATCACTTACGCCCCAATATTCCAGTAGTTCTTTCGCTATGATGTGTAGTTGCTCATCGGTAGGTAGACGACCATCATATCCGTACTCTTCGAGCAACGCACGGCTAATGATGAGACCCTTTACTTCGTTTTGTTGCAAGCACTCTAAGGGTTGCCCACAATGCGGACACAGCTCTCTTGTCATCATTTTTTAGGTAGTTCAAATTTGTGATAATAAATCTCTTCTTCAGGGTGTTCTTTGTTGTATTGTTCAAGTACTGTATTTAACTGAACAAAATCTTTTAATGAATCGGAACCAGTCATACTGGCTATGTAATCTAATAGTTCCTCGTCATCATTTGCATACTCCGAATATCCCTCGTTACAGTAGATATGGTACTTCTCCGGGAAGTATTCACCCGTTGTGTCGCTATTGATATAATACTCCATTCCGCTCTCTTCGGCGAGGTAGTAATATTCTATGCTGGGATAGTTCTTGCAGACAAAATCCCATACTTCCGGCATATCTCCCCAAGCGGTATAGGTCGAAAGTTGGATCATATTATCTCCGCAGAGTTCCATATATTCAATAGCACCTCGACAATAGATTTCTTTCCAGTTTCCACCGAAGAGATTAACTACGCAGCCCAGAAACAATTTACCAAAACCATTTTTAACAAGTGGTTCCGGCATATCGTTCAATGATTGCAATTTGTTATAGAGGTCTGCAATTTCATCTGTATCACCCACAAATTTGTAGGTGGTAAAACACCAGTTTGGCATCGTTATTTATTATTTGATTGTTACACATTTAATTCGTATTTCCGTCCATCTCTCAGGGTTTTCCTCGCTGATATAAAAGCAGTCTTCACTACGTTCCATCTCGGCATTGTTCAAATCCCAGTTTTGGAGTTCTTCGGCAATCATTCGCTCGAACTCTTTGATTGCACCCTCTTTGGTGGAGTGAATCTCTTCGGGGAGTTCATAGGTCATCCCGTATGCAACTGCACCAGAATCCTTGTCGTTGTAGTCATATCCAACATAGTGGACGATATATGCTTTGTTCATATTTTGTAATTATGTCTGTATTGTTTATTGGTCAATGTGGTTTGTAATATTCAGCAGTTCATTGAAAGACAGAGCATCTGAATTAACCTGACACGGCGTTTTAATATCATCGCCGATAAAGTGCGAGTATCCCTCTGCCACTAAATCACCACTTGCAATTTTGATTGAGGTGTAGACGTATGAAATATATTCATCATCGTTGTTGCCCACTGTTCCGTCAAGTAATATATCGCCTTGCACCAGAACCTCAATCTCATTATGGTGTTGTTGCAGGTACTCCGTTATATCATTAATCAGCATTGACCGCAAACTTTCAACGTGGGCATAGTTTTTCTCTGATAGTTTCATATTAAATGGTTATTATATCCAGAGTAGACTCCGGTATACTTTTTGTTTATTTCATCAGCCACATTTCTATCGGGCACAAAAAAACCGGAGCACTTTGCAGGGTTCCGGCGGAGTATAGATATTTCTAATCTACTATGCGGCTGGGGTCGGTGGTAGTGGCAGTGGTCGCCACTTATCACGGAGAAAGCGCACATTATAAGCACGTTGCAGTACAGCATTCTTAAAACTGCACACGGTAACGGTATCACGGCTCTCACGCAATTCGCCTCTCTCTTTGAGCTGTTGGAGTGTACTTTTGCAGGATTTGAAATTCTTAAAGCAACCAAAACTTTTGGTTCCCTTAACATCGTGTAATTCTATCATAAAGCAGATACGTTTTTAATTACGAATAATCACATTAAGCGTTTGAGGAAAATCCACGCAGATTCCCCGAATTTTCGGCAGATATAACTCTGCAAGGGTTCGTGGGCACTACCGCCATAACCACGTTCTTTCATCAAGTGCTTCACAAATTTGTCGGTGAGAAACACCAATTTGCCAGATTTACAACTGGTTTGCCTATCAAAGAATGGCGAGATGCACATTTTGAAATGCACCGTAAAGTTCTGAGAGACATCGGCAAAAGATATTAATTTATACATATTATCGGCACGTTATTATTTCTAATTAGGATATAGCACGGGCATAAATCGCCCACAAAAAACACTCACGTAACACATTAGTGCATACGTGTGGCACATAAAAACAATGCAGATAGCGACCCTTTGAAAGAGCCGACTACCTGCATCTACCCAAACCACTAAACCGCTTTTCTGCAATTATGCAGCGGCTTGAGCCATTTGTGGTTGCTTGGTCGCTTTTGGGGTTTTAGTCTCTGTTTCTGCTACTTTTGTAGCGGGTTTCTCAGCCTCTTTTTGCAATTCTACACGGAAACCAAGTGCATCAAAACTTGCCTTTGTAGCGGCGTGAATTGCCTTTTTGTAGTCCCTTGCAGTACGTTCCAAATCCTTTTTAGTTGGAACAAGACCGATTTTTTGCCACACGGATTGCTCAAGGTCAAAGTGCTTTACTGTTTCACCTTTGTTGGTTTTGAAGATAACAGCGGCTGGAGTAGAGGCACGGAGCTTTGAGCGGATGCCGTCATTGTCTTCACGCAATGATGTTTCTTTGACTTTTACGTCCCAGAATGTTTGCACAACGTTTTTCCACACACGGAAAATTTCGTTTTCGCCTTTGTCGTTCGGTTCATAGTCAGCCCCGAAAAAATGTTGTGCGGTTTGCGTTTCAACGCCCTCTTTGTTGGTTGATTTGTACACCAACACCACACCTGCAAAATTTGATTTCAAATTTGCGAATTGCTCTGCATTTAACTTACAAGTTGCCATAATCTTTTAATTTTTAGATTGTTAATGAATTATTTGAACCTATGCAAAAGTGCATATTGTGGGCAGGTGGGGAATCGAACCCCACGTTTCGCCAGAGTATAGCAAAACACGGCAACCTTACCGTCAGCCCATAAAAAATGCACGCAATCCTTTTCACCTGACTGCGTGCAATTTTTTTCAATATGCCTCACTCACTAAAACGTGCCACATAGTTTGCTCCACAAAAAAAAGCGTTATATTTGCACTATTGACAAAGCAAATACATACTATTTTGCATCGTGGCAAACCCTTTGGTACTCCAATTTCGCAAAGGCGTTTCTTTGGCACGTCTCGCACCTTTTCCAGTGCGACAGCTAACAGTAAGGCGGTGGGCGGCTGGTGATTATGGGCATAACATTGGCAATGCTCTTTTCTCAAGCTCCGTGTAAGGCTGTTTTTCCTACTATCGTGAATTTTAACTCCAGCTGCAACTGGGCAGACTTATGGCACTATTTTTTCACGTCCTTATTCCCTAAAACTCGCACTACCAAAAATTTACGTGCTTTGTTTAGGCGGTCAAAACACACGTGTTTTGCCGTTCCATATCACTACATTGGTTTGTAGGCTGGAGGGGTGTGGTTGTTTGACACCTCAATTAAGCGTTCCAATACGCTCCAGTGATTTTTTGTTATACAGTCAAAAAATTGCTTTCGCTCTAAAATAACGTTTCGGTTTTTTTCTCTTTTGGTTTTTCTGTTTCGTTTCTAAAACTGTTTTTAATTTGATTTTTAATATTGTTTTTTGTTTATCCGTTGGCGTTTGTTGTTTGCCGTTGGACTTGATTAAGTATAACACCGTTTTTCCAAACTCCAAACTTTTTTGAAAATATTTTTTTGAAGGAGAGCCAAACACACGTCAAAAATAGACTTGAACGCATACACGCGCGAGGGAGAGGTTGTAAATGCTTGAATATCAATCAAAAAGAAAAAAGTTTATTTTTTTGAAAAATATTTTTTATTCTGTTTTTGCGTTTTAGGTGTGAATATTAGTTTGTAATGAATTAAAATCTGCTCGTAAAGTATTGGTAATCAGATAGTTCAAATTATCTATAATAAAATAGAAAATGAAAAAATATTTTTTTAGTTTCAAATTGAAAGTAAAAACAGAATATACAGACTAAAACGGTTTACTTTGCCTATAAGTAAACCACTTAACTAACTGAAATACAACGGTGTGATAAAATTAAAAAGATTGGGGAGGGTGTGCCTACCGGTGCGAGGTGCATACGTGAGATAAGGGGAATTTTTCAAGTCTCGTTTTTGTATTTACTTACTTATTGTAAGTAAGCAAACTGCACACGAAGGCTCTTACTTCTCAGACGCCTAATGGCAGAAGTTGCCTATACAGAGAATTAGCCTTATTTTCGCTATGTATAAGTGAAGTTGAAGCATATTTGATAACAACCAAATCTACAATAGATTAATGGGCAGACAATTTGCATTCTGTCCACTGTATATTGTGAACGGTTAGTTGCGGTAGATTTGGTGTATATATTGGTAAGGATGATTTTCTATCTGACCGATTTTCCTGACTTATTTGTTTAATCCGTAGAATTTTTAGTAGAAGTAAAAAGCGAGATGAAAATATTCACCTCGCTTCGTAGTTTTATTCAATTTCTTGTCCCGATTCTTCGGGTGTGCCCGGCTTTTCGACTGATGGCACCAGACCTGATGACTCTTTGTAAATGGGCTTGGAATGATTGCCGTGATTTTCCACATCGTGCTGGGGTGCATCGCTATGATTTGTGAATGGTGGTATCACAAGATAACGCTCCACCCAGTCTCGATACTTCCACGCAGAGATTTCTCGGAACCATACCTCATAATCTACCCAGTAGGCTTGAAGCATATTGGTGGTTTGTGGCATATCGAAGTAGGTCAAGTTGCAGCGTTCGTTAAGTGCAGGCTCTCTATTCTTGGCATCTTGAATAGCAACATTGATGCGTTGGAATACCTCGAATGGTTCACACTCTTTATCTGGGTCGCTGTTATTCAGGTTGTTTAAGATGAATCTTACACGCATTGTTGCTCTACCTTCACCGATACGCTGTTGTTGTACCAGATAGCGAACATTGACAAAGTGGACGAAGATTGCAGGGAAAGCAACCTCCATTTCTAAGTTAGTATCACGGATAATGCGTAGGTATTGACCATTGTCGATGGCTATGGTTTTGAAAAACGGCGAAGAGGTTAGATCTTCTGGATTTTCACGGATTGTAAGCAATGCTCTTTTTACGGCATAGTACATCTCGGCAAAGGGATTCTTTGTCACCTCCTCGGGTATGGAGACTTTGGGCGTTTTGTTTGAAGCAGGAGTCGTTGCTGTGTCAGGTTGTTTCTTATCTTTTATCATGTGTGAGGAAATCCTTTGAATATTGTTGGTGTTAATACTGAGTTTATATGTTCCAATACTTTGGGACTGTGTCCGATAAACTGCCGATGCACGGGACGACGAGATGAGTATTGATTGACGGTGTACAATCCGAATTTAGGGTCAGTGTTATGCACTGCTGCATAGTTCTGGTAACGACCTCGTTTCTTGCCACGTTTGCCTTTTATGGGAACGCTTTTTTCATCCGTCCAAATGTCATAACCATAACGGCGGCGGTAATCTCGTTTACCAAATGCACTGTATGAACCTAACTTGTTCGTTTCGCCCTTTATTTTGCTTTTCAGTTCCTCCCTGTCAATCATTATCGGATGGGTAAATTTCTTCCCCCATTTCGATTCACGGGGAGCCCACTTTGTTCCGCTTCCGTAGAACCCGCCTTGGTTGAATGATTCTCGAAAGCAACTCAGAGCATATTCACCTGCCTCTGTCGCAAAATCTTCAGCGTTCTTTGCCAGTATGCTGTGCCACTGTTTCGACCTAATATCCTTCGCCCAAAGGTCACAAAATTGATCTAATGTCAGTTTGTTCATACGATACCGAATTTACGCTTGATACGTAGTTTGATAGCCTCGACTTCTGTGGGTAATGGATACTGAAAATACGAGTGTGAGAGAGAAAATATCCGTCCACCCGTTGCTAGACTCTCTGTAAAAATTGGATTAACGCTGCCTTTGAAGTCGGGTTTTAGGATAGAGCCCCAAACGGAACCGTAACCATCAGAGGTAAGATAGCAACGACACGCCCACTCGATAGGCGGTATCAGTTCCGGTGGAAATTCACTTTTCAGGTATGATACCCCATCGAACGATTGGTGCCACGCCCGTACACGCTCATCATTCTGGGTGTTGAACGTAACGATGCTCTTCATTGAAACACCCATCCACCAATCCGCTATGGTTGCCGAGTGAAACACCTGAGCGTTCTCTGCCTCTGCGTAAATCTCATTATACTTTTGGCATACTTGTTCGTATGTTTCCATCTCTGCCAGACTCAATGTTTCTGGCAATTCTTGCATCATAGCCACCTCTTCGGCTGCCGCAAAATCCACCAAGTTGTCAATGGCGGCGACTAAGGTATCCCGTTCCAGCTCTTCACGCTCGGTTAAGCTGATATTCTTGCTTTGCAGAATCTCCAATGCCCGGTCGAAATCAGTGCGAAGCCCTTCCATAGCTCTATCTATCAAAAATGAGGCTCGTAGTGATATAATATCATCAAACACCTCTAACCGTTCAGCACCGTTTTCGTAATTATAGACCATACGGCGAAAGGCATCGAGGATAAGCAAATACTCCTCGTGCCCTTTGTCATTTTGTTGTATCTCTACTTTTTCTGCCATCGGATTACTGTTTTAAGAAATTAGCAATCTGACTACCTCTGGAATGTCCGTAGCGACGGTAGTACTCCTCATCACTCATCACACGGCGGTCATTTGTTGTACCGGCTTTAATGTTAGATTCAGCTCCTACACCAGAACCCATAGGCGTGGCGTTGAGCTGTTTACCTACGTTGATTCCAAATTCCTTTTCAATCTCATCGGCTGATACCTCGTACTTGTCGGTAATCAGTTGGTAGAGTTTGATGCGGTCTTCGTTGTTCATCTCAATGCGGTTGGAGTATTTGAACTCCAATCCTTCCGGTACATAATCCATCGCCACCAAACGAGGCATCACCTCCTCGTTCATTATATTCTCGATGTAGCGACGATATACCTCAATACGTTCTCTGAATATATCCTGATGCGCTTTGGTGGAACCAACGTAAGACTGGGTAGCTCCCGCCATAGATTCAGAGCCTAAAATCAGATTGGATACTTCACGATTTACAAACTCAATGAGCGAGGTGTATATTTTCTCTGAGTTCGACATCGTAAAGGTCTTGATATCTACCTCATCCTCGATTCCTGTGATTACAACCTTGTTCTGCGCAGCGTTGGCGATATCATTGGCAAGGCGTTTACGGTCGGCATTACTTTCACTGACAGTTTTACCGTGAATAATAGGTTGCCCATAGGTGTGTGAAAAGTTCACGTAGTTGGCAACGGTAAATTTCTTTGCAAGTATCAGCGGAGTGGTCGCCGAGAAAAGTCCGATACCGCCCGAATTGACCAACACATAGTTTGAGCGATATGCCTTAGAAGCAACATTCCAGTTTGGAAGCCAGATACCTTGACGTTTGACCACCGTATGTTGATCGGGTAATACGTTACGCCGCTCGATAAGATTGACCTCTGCCAGTTTTCCAGTTTTAGGGTCTATGTGTGGCATAATCTCTATCAATGAAAAGCCGTAGAGCTTGGACTCCACGATTCCTCGGATGATTTTATCGAACTGAGAGCCTTGCACCTTCTGTGTATGCTTAATATCCTTGACGTACTTGCCTTTGTTGTTCATTCGGGCGAGCATATAACGGTCGCCTAAAATCTGACTTTCAAGGGTCTCTATAACAGCTCTGATATGAGCGTCCTGTTCCAAACAAGCCTCGTATAGATCTATCAATCGGGAGCGGTCGTCGAGGATTGTACCAAACGTAATATCCTGTCGAACGGATTTGTATCGGTTGTTGCGTTCGATCTCACGAACATATTCCGTGATGGTCTTTTTACTGGTGCGAAATATACTCTCTAAAAGCTCTCCATTGAACGAGTTTTGGGCTGTAACTACCTGCATATACTGGATTTTACAATAGAATAGCCCTCCCCACGAAAAAAAGTTGATAATAAAATCAGAATATCCAGACTATGGTAGTAATAATCATCAAGTTACCAATTACTTAATTAACACTTGTCTTACACTAAATCGCACCATAACTCCCCGAAGGTACTTATGTAACTATCTGTATAACAGTTTGTTAAGTCGCTTAAAACTGTATTTTTAGTGCTGTTTTGACTATCTTTGCAGCGTATTTTTTAACCGTAAAAACAAATATGGATATGAATGAAACTTAAAATTCTGACTCCCTACACTTTAAAGTATAGGGAATTTCCGGAATTGCTGTTTGGGAAGTCCGTCAATGGTATTGTATACTTTGATGCCACCCTTTATGTTACGCAGAAAGGAGACTCACAAAAGCATTCGCCAGTAGATTTCATTCGCAAGTTTTCACACTGGTTTGACAGTGTGAAAATGGCTTATGAGATACCTGACAATGAGGTTGTGATAACGGATGAGGCAACCGGGCACGTATTAATTGATGAATCGCTGGCTTTACTTTTTGTGGCATACATAGATCCTTCTTTTGGAGTCTATATGCTTGAACGAGTTTCAGAGATGCTTCTTGACGGTGTAACACTTTCGGACACCCGGATTATGCAAATAGTCAGAGAAAGATTAACGAAAGAAACATTGTCAAATTTAATTGAAGAATTATGAGAAGAAGTGTATTTCACAAACCCAAGCCGGTTTTAATTTTTAATGGAGCTTACGTGCTTGTCGGCATCACACGCTCCATTCGTAGTGCCTCTGAAATATCTGGAGGCAACCCACAAGCCATCTCGTTTGCCTGTACAGGGCGAGCAATTTCTGCGGGTAATTTTTATTATCGTCATATTCATCCTGATATCGAGATAGAAATTACCGACTTAGACACCCTCAAGTTGCAGGATTATGACAAGATGTGCAAAAATGAGCGTCGATACCATTCTGTCAGAGAGATGGCCCGACGCAGAAGAATTGCAGAAGATAAACGTAAAAACAATCAAAACGAAGAAGCTGATGGAGCAGAATAACAACAAATTAGGCGTTGTTAGATTTGAAAGAACGCCTATTCGCATAATATACGATGACAACAAATCCGTACAGTGGATTTGTTTGAATGACTTGTTGAAAGTACTCGACCGCACGAGTATGATGGATAACGGTTCTGCAATGCGAATTTGCAGAACTTCCTTGCGCATTCCCTTTAAGGACGGCGGACGTAACCGTTGGGGTGTGAAACCATACGATGTGCATAACCTGCTACGAACCATTCGCCCCGAAAATGCTTTGGTAGGTAGAACGTGCGACAGATTGCAGGAGTGGGTAAATGCTCTGCCTTGTGGTACACCACAATCCAATAGATCCTCCTTGCTTGCCCCTGTTGGTGAGCCCATAGTATTTACCTATCAAGACAAATTTCCCAACACGTTCAAGGCTGACAGTGGGCGAATCTATGTCAATGCTACCCAGATGGCCAAGAGCTTTGACAAGTTACCTTCCACTTGGCTTACGCTATCCTCTACAACAGAATTTCGGTCATCGCTTGTGCGTGACGGTAAATCGCTATCAATGGAGAATCAGGTAATGACTACACGAGGTCACTATGGTGCTACGTGGATTGAAGAGCCTCTTGCAATGGAGTTTGCCCGTTGGCTCTCGCCCGAATTTTCCGATTGGTGCAATGAACGAATCAAGGAGTTGGCGACAAAGGGCTATGTGTCGATGGGGTCACATAAACCTAAATCTCGATACGCTTTTGGCGAACCGACCGGAAACCTGCCCGTTCCTCAGAATTTCGAGGAGGCATTGGAGTTAGCCTTGGAACAAGCTCGTAAGATTCGGGAAGACCAACCCAAAGTCGAGTTCTATGAATCCTTTGTCGAGGAGCGGGATTATTTCAAAAGCTCCCGAATAGCCGATGAATTGGAAATCTCCACGGTGCAACTCCATCGCTTTTTGGCCGAGAACAACATTATTCGCTTTGAGAACTACCGTTGGGTGGTTTTGACCCAACATCAGGCACTTCAAACCGATGTCCCGTATATGTGGGAAAAGAGTGACGGTAAGGTTTATCCGACAGGTTCAGTAAAACGATGGACTCAGGCAGGACGTGAATATATCATCGACTTATGGCGTGAGCAACATCCTGAAATGTATCAAAAAAAGAGATAGTATGGCTGAGAATATATTGCAGAAGATTATTAGAAAGACAGGTCGTAAGCCGAGTGAGTGTAGATGTCAAGCGTGCAAGAACCAGTGTCGCACTCCGTGTCTGGGGACCCCGCAGGACATTCTAAGATTGATTGAAGCCGGATACATAGAGAAACTAAAACCGACTTACTGGTGTGTCGGTATGGTATTGGGAAAACTGGATTACTCCATTGCGATGGTTCAGGCTATTCAGACGGAAGAGGGCTGGTGTATCTTTCACGAGGACGGATTATGTCAGTTGCACGACTTTGGACTTAAGCCAACCGAGGGGCGACTTTCACGCCACGATATTAAGGCGGAGAACTATGTTTTCAGCAAAGGACTGGCTTATAACGTGGCTAAAGAGTGGCTGAATAAGGAGAACTTCCTTGTTGTCCAAGAAATATTCAGTCGTTTTGGGCTGTCGGTTAAAGTAGAATTATGAAGATAGAGTGAGTGTTTCTTGTATTTTACTGATAATGCGCGATTTGCGAAAATATCGAAAGTTCGGCAACTACCATGTATATATATTATAATACATATATACCTAATAGTAGTAATATAAGAAATAAATATTTTTACAAGGCTTTAGACTTGTAAAAACACATAGGGAGAAAAGGTATTATACCTGAACGTAAGTGAAGGTTAATACCTTTTCGACCCACTATTATTCTTATTCCCTCATAACCATTATAGTTTCCTCGTTAGAGGGAACTATAATGTACTCCCTGTATTACGATAGAGGATAAATAACAAAACACTTTCAGTCTAACCATTTTGTAATTTTATCCACTATCTAAACATATACTTTCAGTTCTCTCTTTAACTATCATCTCCAGTGTAGAGATAAGAATTAATAAATACTGAAAGCTATAATCAAACTGAATGTTCCAGATTATCAATTGATTGGATTAGATTATTATTAAAATCAAAACAAACAAATGGAAACAGTACAAATCTTCAGTAACCCTAACTTTGGGCAAATCAGAACGATTAGCATTGATGGCGATCCCTATTTTGCAGCCATCGATTTGGCCAAACAACTTGGCTACAAAAAAACTCGCAACGCAATCACCCGGCACGTGGATGCTGAGGACGCCCTAAAACACCGCTCCCTTACCAAAGGTGGGCGACAATTCCTGATTTTTGTAAATGAGAGTGGCATGTATTCTCTAATCCTTGGGTCTCAGTTACCACAAGCCAAAGCATTCAAGCGTTGGGTAACATCGGAAGTATTGCCTTCAATCCGAAAGACGGGTATGTATAAACTCGAAGCAGAGAATCAGGCTTTGAAGTTAGAAGCGCATACGGCGACAAAGGTCATAGAGATGAATGCTCAGTCTATCAGAGAATACGAAGACCGAATTAGTGATCTTAAACGGCGCTTGCAGAGTCGAACGGGCGAACCCTTGTCAAATGGCTATGTGGATAGACTTTACACCGTATCTGAAATTGCAAAAATGATGAATATGACCGCCAATTGCCTTAACAAGAAGCTTGAAACAATGGGTGTTCAAACTCGGGAATATGGAACTTGGTATCTCACGGAGCGATTTCATAACTATGGCTACACTCGCCTGACAAAATGCAGTCATCTCAACAAGCACGGAGAGCGAGTTAATGACTATATTACCAAGTGGACAGAAAAGGGGATGAAGTTTATTCATCAGATTGTTAGCGATATAGACCTCGATTCTATTCATTAAGAGGACTTGCTGTTCAATAAAACTGAATGTTTCAGATTATCAATTGATTGGATTAGTTTTAATCGTAAAAACGACACAATGGAACAAATACAAATTTTCCAGTACAACGAGAATCCAGTCTCATTCCAAATGGGACCGGAAAACAGAATGGTCAATGCGACCCAGATGGCGAAGCCGTTTGGGAAAAGGGTTCAACACTTCCTCAGCACCGAGCAAACCAAGGAATTTATGAACGTATTATCTCAAAGCCGTAATCTCGGCTTTGACAAATTGGTGATTATTTCCAAGGGCGGTAGGAGTGCAGGTACGTGGTTGCACGAGGATTTGGCTATCGTTTTTGCACAATGGCTCAGCCCGGAATTTTACCTATGGTGTAATGACCGTATCAAGGAGCTACTGCGTTTTGGATTGACCGCTACCGAAGAGATGCTCATCAAAGCGGCTACCGACCCGGGCTTTGTCTTGGCGATGATGACACAAATCAAGGAGAGTCACGAGAAGACACGTCAACTCGAAGAACATAACCGCCTGTTAGAGCAACAAGCCGAGCAGAATGCCACAAAGGTACAGTTCTACGATAACTTGCAAGAGATTCGACAGAAGGACGAGGCAGGAAGAATCTACAATGTCAGTAAAATTGCCCGAGAACTCGGCATGTCACCTGCTGGCTTGAACAAGCTACTTATCCGAAAAGGCGTAGCCATTAAAATTGACGGCTCGTGGTATATTTCCGACAGATATAAAGATTCCGGTTACGCTGTTGAACGGAAAACCTTATCCCAACGACTTAATGAAGACGATGAGATGGTTCCAACAGAAATCACCTATTTGGCGTGGACGAGCAAAGGACGAGATTTTATCTACTCGCTAATCGAGAAATAGAACCTCGGACTAACTGGAAAATATTAAATCACAACACCTCACTGGCGGGCAAGGCGTAACGGCTTTTGCTTGCTTTTTTTGTTTTAAACCCTTCAAGATAAAAGTGCCTATTCTACCCCAAAGGCATTTTTATGAATACAGAAAATTTTCAAAACATACTTGGAGAGGCAAAAAGTGGAGAGGTTGCAATCATCCGCTTCTTTGGCAAGGTGACCGAAGAGTCCACCTCCCAGTTCAACGCCGAGTTCGACTTTTTGGAGAATTGTGTGCGTCCCTCTTTGATTCGTGTATTAATCAACTCCGAGGGTGGCTCAGTACTCTTCGGGATGACCACTTATTCGACTATCAGTAACTCCAAAATTCCTACCGAATGTGTCATAGAGGGTATTGCGGCCTCTATGGGTTCTATTATCTGGGCGGCAGGTGATGTTTCTCTGATGCGCGACTACGCTATTCTAATGATTCACAATCCATTCCAACCCAGTGAAGAGGACGGCGAAAAAGAGCCTTCGGATTTGGTCAAGGCATTTACCAAACAAATCGAAACCATTTACCGCAAACGCTTCGGACTTAAAGCCGAACATATCCGCTCGATTATGAACGGAGAGGCAGACCGTGATGGCACATTCTTCGATGCCGCTGCTGCCGTCAAAGCGGGTATCATACCAGCTGCCAATGTTCTTCACACATCCAAGCAGATTTGCGACAAGGTAAAGTGTGAACTGCTGGGACTCGAAGATACCTCTCGCATACAAGAACTAATGCAGAAAATCAGCGCATCTCTGCCTTCTGAAATAGACATTAAACTTTTTGAGGAGCAAACGCCTAATCTACCCCAAACAGATAATACCCAAAGCATGAGTACAGAAAAGAACAACTCTCCAGAGTATGCCGCAGTAGCCGCTACACTCGGAATGAAAGAAAATTACGAGGTCAAAGATGTGATGGCTCGTATCAACTCCTTGGTGGCTGTCGAAGCGAAACTGAAAGAGACGGAAAAATCTCTGACCGATGCTCAGACCGTAATTGCCGGGAAAGATGCAACAATCACCAATCTGCAAAATGACCTCTCTACTGCAACAGCATCACTTTCTACCTACCAACTAAAAGAGGCAAACGAAAAGAAGGCTCGAAATGAAACAATGATTGAGGCGGCTATTGTAGCCGGTAAAATCTCCCGAGAGACTAAAGCCGATTGGTTGGCAATGGCAGAAAGTAACCCCGAACTGGTAGAGAACACCCTCAAGGGTATTCCCGAGCGAGAGCAGATTTCCAAAGAGATTGCTTCAGATCCTGCCAACATTCAAGCCGCTGCCGCCGCTACTAAAACTGCCGAGGATAAGATGGCAGAGAAGGTAACGCAAGTGGTCGGAGAAAACTTCGAGTTCAAGAAGATGAAGTAAACAACTCCTTTCAATTGACGTGTCGTGAAGGACACAACACCCGTAAACAGCGCATACGGTAGTGCAGATTAAGCTGATAAAAAAAGAATAATCAAAAACTATCATAAATGGCTGATACAGTAACATTTTTACAGAATGGATATAACGGTGAGGTACTTGAAGATCTGCTCACCTATACCGCCCAAGGTAATGACACCTACAAGGAGGGGCTTATCCATATCAAAGCCGGAATCCAGCACAAGTACACGCTTCCGGCAATCAAACTCGGCGACATTATTCAGGATAATGTTCCGACCCCAACATCAAATCACGGTGCCAAAGGGGCCAATGGCGAGAACGAGTACACGCTAACAGAGCGTTACCTCGAACCGTCCGACTTTATGGTCTATTTGGAGTTTAATCCGAGGGACTATGAGAAATACTGGAAATTCGCACAACCGGATGGTAATCTGGTGTTCCGTGAACTCGACCCGAAAGTTCAAGCAACGATGCTTAGATTGTTGATGGATAAGAAAAACGAGTACATCGGCAATGCCATCTGGACTGCAGCCAAAGGCGGTGCAGCCAGTGCGGGAATTACAGCTCCGGCAGACTCTATCCTGATTGGTCGAGGTAAGGAGAAGTATTTCGATGGTGTAGTCAAACGTATCATTGACAACGTGAATGCCACAGATGCCGAAACCGTAGCCGGTGGTCAGTGTATTGTCTCGGGTAATGCTGAATTAACAGACGGCGCAGCGGTAGAAAAAGCTCTATACGCTATGTGGAAAAAGTGTCCGAAGCAGATCCGTAAAAAGACCAGTCTGGCATTTGTCATCGGTTGGGACGCTTGGGATGCTTACGACCAGTACATCTCCGACAAGCAGGTAAAATACTCTGAGAATACAGAGGTAAACCGCTACCGTTTCAAAGGCAAGAAAATCATTCCAATTGTCGGCATCCCTGAACATACTATCGTGCTGGGCGAGTTCTCGACAGGTATGGAATCGAATCTCTGGATGGGCGTGGACTATGCCAACGATACGGAGGTGTTGAAAATCGACCGCCTGCAATCCAACTCGGAGCTTTTCTTCTTCCAAATGCGAATGAAGATGGATGTAAACATCGTCCGTCCGGGAGAAATCGTGGTGCATACCGCCTATAAAAAGACGGTTTAAGGCTCTATTCAATTCATCAACTGGGAGGTGGATAGTCTCCATCTCCCTTTTTAATTCAAAAAATCATGGCTAAACAGAAAAATCAGATAGAAGACATTGAAGCTCTGGTGGAGGGAGCAGAGACCTTTCAGGACGTGGCACAAGATGTTACACCTGACACACCCCAACCGGAGCCGCAAGCCCCTGCAACCTCTGAAAAAAGGGAAACGAAACCGATGGCAGCGCAACCCGACATCTTCACGCTTGAAGTTCTTAAATCATTCCCGACGAATGAATCTCTCTACGTGGATAAATATGGAGGAGCTTTTACAGCAGACACTCCAGAGTCAATACGAGGCGGGGCAGTCCTTTACAAAAACCCTTTTTACAAACGATAAATCATGGCATTAGGAAATGTAATCATAAAAGACGTTGATGGGAATATCCCATACAGCGGTGTATCCGGTCAGGAGAAAGTAACAGGGTTACTCTTCGATGTGTCGCTTCAGCCCGAACTATTTACTGCCGGTTACGGAAAGAATAACGAAAGTAAATTGAAATTAAATGATGTCCTCTATATCACGAATTTCAAATCGGCGATTAAGGACTTCGGTATCATTGAGCGTGTAGAAACCACAGAAGAGGATGAAAACAACGTAAATTTTCTTCACGGTATTCCAGCATACCATATTCGAGAGTTTTTCAGAATGAGTGGTAATGTAGATGGTAACGGGAAACTATACGTGATGTTTGCCGATTGCTCTGCTTCTTGGGATGCTATTGACGTGATGCAGCGTGTTGCCGGAGGAACGATTAACCAGCTTGGCGTATGGACAGAACAGCCACTTTGGAAACTTAACGGTGCAGAGGAAAAGTACAACCTCAATATCGTCAAGACTTTGAATGGTAAGGCGGTGGCGATGGCTGACCAGCATCAACCCCTGTCGATTGTCCTCTCAGCCAATCCATCGAACACAGGTAGCAACACCAGCGAGGGCAAACAGATTAACCTGAATAAGATTCCGACCGCTATTTGCGAGTCGAGTCGTATCAGTGTGATTTTCGGCCAGGCTCGTAGCTCGAAGGTACTGATGATGCAGAAACGCAACGCAAACAACACGCCTATTGGCTTTATCGGTGCGATGTTAGGTGCTATTGCCCGTGCAAATGTGCAGGAATCGGTTGCGTGGGTCAAGATGTTCAACTTGTTCGACGATGAATTTCAGGATATAGAGTTGGGCTTTGGTGACATCAACCTCACTGCCGATGATGAGTTTGTGAGCCTGAATATGTACGAGTCGCTTTCGCCTGTTCTGCTTGACGACCTCGATGAGAAAGGTTATATCTTCCCGATGAAGTATGCTGGACGTGAGAATGGCATCTATATTAGTAAAGACCAAACTTGTTCTGTTGGTGATTACCGTACTATCGCCCGTAACCGCACAATCAACAAGAGCCGTCGTGCCGTCCGTGCTGCTCTATTGCCATATGTGAACTCACCTTTGTTGGTCAATCCTGCAACGGGATTCCTTGCACCTTCTAAGATTTCAGCTTTCAAAACGCTCATCGGCGACATCCTCACTAAGATGCAGATAGCTCAAGAGATCAGCGGTTATGCAGTCAATATTGACGCTAACCAAAATGTGCTGATTGATGACACACTACGCATCTCCTATGTCATTGTACCTGTGGGCGTAGCAACGAAGATTTACGTTGAAGAGGGCTTATCACTAACCGCTAAATAAGAGAAACTATGCCTATAATAAATAATGTAGCATACTCGTGGTCGATGATAACCCTCTCATCGACTGCCCTCGGAATCGAGGAAGGAAGTACCACGCTTGAGGGAGTCTCAGGTATCAAGTGGAATAAGAAACGTAAAATCGAATCAAACTACGGTATGGGTGGTAAGCCAGTGAGCCGTGGTTTCGGAAACATATCCTATACAGCATCTATTACAATGGATTACGCCACACAACAGATGTTACGTTCTACTTACGGGTCGTTGATGGATATCGGGGAGTTCGATTTGATCGTTTCATTTGCCAACCCAATGGCATCGGACGACTGGACTACTACCACCGTAACACTCAAAGGATGTATCTTCTCGGAGGACGGTATGGAGTCTCAGCAGGACGATACCAATATCACCAAGGAGTTTGACTTAAACCCGTTCGATATTCAAATTGGCGATGGCGATACGATTTAAACCTTTTTGAAAATAACACCTATTCTATCTGTGGAAATTTGATACACTTTTTGTTCATCGTTTTAATTTTATTGGTTGGAGACCGTTGCTTACAGAAAGTGACGGTCTTTTTAATCAACCAAATACTCCTAAAACACCTATTCTGGAAGTAACAAAACACAATATTAGAATGGATGTAACTTTTGAAGGCAACTCTACAACAGGCAAAAACGAATGGCTAACCCCTCCTGAACTAATAGCAAAACTTGGAGATTTCGATTTAGACCCTTGTGCTCCCGTAAACAGGCCGTGGCCAACAGCGAAGAGTCACTACACAATCGAAGATGACGGATTAAAACAACCGTGGTTCAACCGCGTGTTTTGTAATCCGCCGTATGATACCAAGCTCATTATTCAGTTTATTGAACGGTGCATAGAACATAAAAACGCCATTGCCCTAACCTTTGCACGGACAGAGACCAGACTCTTTCAGGAACTCATTTTCAAGAAAGCACACTCGATACTCTTTATCAAGGGCAGACTATCATTCCATCACGTAACGGGTGAACGTGGCGGAACAGCCGGAGCCCCCTCGTGTCTGATTGCTTTTGATGCGGCAAACGGAGAAATTCTAAAAAACTGCGGTATCGAAGGTAAATTTATCCAGCTCTAAACCTTTTGCAAAAGATTTTCCTACTCTGTGGGTGAACATTAATTTTCAAAACAACATGGAAGAAAAAACACTTACCCTCGTTCAAGAGGAGCAAATCAGAAAAAAAGCATTAGAACTCAAAGCCGAAAAGAAACTACGCAAGGTTTACCCGATGGTGGTATTTGGAGATGTAGAGTGCGATGAGAAAGAGGTATATGTGGCTTATCTTGCCGAGCCTACATTTCCTCAGTTCAGTAAGTTTATGGCTGCCTCGAAAAAAGATGAGGTGCAGGCGATGCGAACCCTTGCAAAGGACTGCTTCATAGAGGGTGACAAAGACCTCGTGGATAACGAATCGTTGTTCTTGTTCGGACTAATGGGACAACTCTCTGAAATCATAACCACACGTCAAAGTACGTTGGTAAATTTATCCAAAGCTGGGAAGTAAAGGACGAGCAACGCATACGTCAGCGGATAATATATGTCCGCCATTACTTTCCCGGCGTAAACCTTGATTCTATCTCGGATGATGAGTTTGCAATGCTCTCCGAGGAGGCTCTATGGCTTCATCAACAGATGACCATGAGCCGTGTAAACAACACATTTCTTGCAGCAACACAAAACCCTTAATTGACTCTTGCCAAGCCCTTGTCGAATAATCTCGACAGGGGTTTATTTTTTTAATCATATTTGTCAAACGAGGGCTATTCTATAAACAAAGATTATTCGAATGGCTCAAGAACAAAGCTATATTGTCAGTTATAAGATAGATGTAGATGCCACCAAAGGAACCACACAGGTTCAGGACTTTGCCAATGCGGTCAAAAGTTTGATGGTGGCAAAGAACGACATCACTCCAGCTGTCACCAACATCAAAAAGATGATGAGTGACATCGATGCCGTGTTTCGTACTAAAAGCGGCAAGAAACGGGATTTCTCCTATAAGATGCAAATCGATACGGAAAAGTCGGAGGAGAAATTGGGTCGTGTCAAGACTTTACTTACTGAGATTCGTGAGCTGTCCAAAGGGATCAACCTGACCATCAACGCTGGCCAGCCACTTGACTCCAAAACGATGAAAGCCAAGACGAAGGCTTTGCTTGATAAGAAGTTGGCGGATAGTCGCAATGCGGAGATAGAAACGAGTGCCGCTTCGTCTGTCAAGACGATGATGGATAGTCAGAAGAGCATCACTAAGGTGGTCGGCAAAATCAACGCCGCACTTATTTCACTTGAGAAAGGTCGAGAGGTAAATATTAAAACTGATGTTGCCAAGCAACGTTTGTTGGATATACTCTCTTTGATGAACCAGATAAAGGGAGCATCGAAGATGACTTTGGGTGTCGGTATGGGTTCGCCCGGCAAAGGTGTGGCAGTAATTGCTCCGAATCACATCAAACCGCCCTTTGTCTATAATCCACAGCGGGATTATGTATTGCCGCAGGCAGTCTCGGATAAGTTGCAAGAGCGACTTATTACAGGACGGGCTCTGAGAACACAGCGTGCCGAGTTTGCCCGTGCTGATGAAACCGCCAAACTGAATATGCAACGAGCCCTTATCGAAGCCAAAGGCAAAGAGTGGGATCGCCAACGCAACATCAGAGCCAGTGAAGCAAACCAACGTCGTGCCGAAGCTGAGGCTGCAAAAGCCATTCGTGAAAGAGCTCGACAACAGCAACAGAATGCGACACAAGCGGTAACAGCGGTAAGACAACAACAACGAGCCGCAATGCTCGGTCAGACCAATAAGCAGAGGGCTGCTATCAACCGTCTGCAATATGTTCGTACTCCGTCTATTCGCAACCTGCCGATGATGCATATGCTCAACGCATACGCCATGTACGGTATGATGCGCAGTCAGATTACACAGGCGGTTGAGTACAGCAACATTATGACCTCCGCACAGAGTATTCTTCGTGTGGCCGACAATGACCTGACTACTTTCGAGAACCGTTTTACGAAGATGGCTCTCTATGTGCGTAAGATTGGTGTGGAGACCAAGTTTACCGCTGTGGAGGTTGCAGGGGCTGTCAAGTACCTCTCTATGGCGGGTATGGGCATTGAGACGATCAATGAGTCCATTCGCCCAATTACCAACCTCGCATTGATCGGGGATAACGATGTGTCCCAAATAGCCGACCTTGCGACCAATATAATGGCAGGGTACGACATCAAGAGCAACAGTATGAACTCGGTAGCTGATATCTTAGCTTCGACAATTTCCCGTTCAAACGTGAATGTTATCGAGATGGCCGAATCTTATAAAATGGCTGCGGGCTATATGAGATTGGCAGGTGTGGAGTTCTCCGAAAGTTCGGCGGCAATTGGTATTCTGGGTAATATGGGTGTGAAAGGTACTATGGCAGGTACAGCCTTGCGTGCTATGGCGACACGTTTTGCAAAGCCGACCAAGGAGTCTCAAAAGACCCTCGACAGGTTGGGCGTGAAGTTTACCGAGTATCGGGATATCTATGGTAAGCAGGTCGAGAAGCTACGTCCACTTGCCGATATTTTTCAGGAGCTGAATGCCAAAGGAGCAACGATGGGTGATATGCAAGCCATCTTCGGTAAGATTGGCGGTAACGCCGCGATGATGTTTGTCCGCAACTACGACCAACTACGAACCCTAAGCACGCAGAACAGCGGTTCGCACGGCATATCTTCGGAATTGGCAAAGGTGAAGCAGGATAATACCAAAGGACTTTGGGCACAAGTCACCTCGCAGTTCTCCGAGTCCTTTATGAAAGGGTACGATATTTTGGAACCTGTCATTAAAACGACACTGCGGGATTTCTTGGAGAAGTTCAAAACGGCTGAATTTTCAAAGGGATTGGCTTCTATCGGTCAAGCCCTGCTAAATCTTCTCTCTCTACTGGGCAACGTGGCTACATGGTTTACCCGTAACTTTCATTGGATAGAGCCTTTGCTGTTTACTGGCTTTGTGGCAACCCGACTATTCAAACTTGCAGGAGCTTTGACCAACGTGGGTGTAGCTCTTGGTTTTTTAGGCAAACAATCCATTGCGGGAAGTGGACTACAAGCCATCTCATCGTTGGTAGGATTAGGTGGCGGCAAACTCACCTTCGGCAATAAACGAGCCCTTGTTACGGCACTAAGTGCGGCTGGAGTAACAGGGAAAGGTGCGATGACACAAGCATTGATGTCCAGCGCAGGAGGAGTTATCGGGCGTAGCGGATTGGGGCTCTTTGCTACACAAGTGGCAACGGGTAACGGACTCATTGGTGCCAGTGCCTCTATCGGAGCGTTGGGTGCAGGGGCAATTGCAGCTACGGCAGGAATAGCCGGACTTATCGGTGCGCTCGGTTGGGTGGCGTATAAAACGTGGAAAGTCAAAGAGGCAAAAGATGCGGTACTGGAAGAGATTATTGCCAATGAGAAATACCGGTATCCCTCCATAGATGCACTGAATGCGTCTCTTTCTGAAACTTATAAAAATGCGGTTGATGCAAAGAAGGCTGTCGATGAGTTGACAGCAGGAAAAACTATCGAAGAGTCATCGGGGCAAACCATCGGAGCCTTTACGGGTAATTGGTGGGCGGCACTCTTGAATCCATTTGCTATGGCCGGGCAAGCTGAATACGGAGGTACGGCTATTGATCGCTATACTTTTGCTGATGCCCGACAGGATGATACTCGCAGTGCCATACAGACCCTTGCACGCAAGGATAGTCAGGCGCGTATCAATTCGGCATACGCGGCACTTGGTAAAGCAAGGACTGATATTGAAATCGGAGCATTTATTCAGAACATCCAAAAGTCGTTTGGACAAGATGCCCCAAAGCCGGATGATGCGCTATGGACTCGGGACAAAGCGGGAAATATTATCTACAAGAAAGGTATTGGTGACTTAAAAGACTCTGATGCTCACAAGTTGCCACACTATGCCCAGCACATGAACGGTACGGTAGTTCCGCAAATCAACTTGATTGCAACCCGCTACCGTCAGATTATGTCTTCGCAGGATGCGGCACAAAAGGCGATGACGTCCGGAGGTTTTAATCTCGACCTTCTGACTCAGAAAGGTTTTGTGTTAGACAAAAATGGGAATTGGGTTCAAAAGCCTTTGGGTAAAAATGCGACGGACAAGCAGCGTGAAGATGCCTTGGCTGGTTATCAGGAGGTTCACGATAAGGCAGTAAAATTCACTGCTTCCCTTCGTCAGACGTGGGGAGGCTCTGCCGAGATTGCAGAGAACATTATGAAGAAGGCGGGATTCACGCGCTCACTCTACTCCAATGAACCGGATATGGCAGATCCACAGCCTTTCAATGCCAATGGTATCACCTACAACTCGGGTGACCCCGATGATGGATTGGCTGGTGGTAACTATTCGGGCACAGGGAAACTTTCGTCCGCAGCTCCTAAACAAGTCATCGTCAATATCACTAATCTACTCAGTGTCGAAACTATCAAACTACTCAAATCAGAGAATGGACAAACACCGGAGATCCAGAATTTGAAGGAGCAGATGGCACAGGCATTAATAGATGTGGTACACGATTTTGACGCATCGTGGAACGGCTAAGAGACACAGTGCCCGTTATTATCATCAGATAAGTAAAATGTTATGAGTAGATTATGGAATATAGGAAAATCGGTTCTGCTGAGTGGCGGAATCATCAGTGGCGGTTCGCTGGGCGGTTATATCAGTAATGCCGCCCGACGTACCCTCGGTATGGGATTGGCGGAATTTCAGGATGGTGCGGTTCACTACTTCTCGAAAGACAAAGAATTACTTAAACGGGCAATTGTTCAGACTGTCTCGCAGGCTGCATACGGAGCTCTGCGTTCCTATCCTCGTTTTATTCAATACTGGGAGCAAAAAGAACGTGACAAATACCTGAAAACCCAATCGCAAACCAGTATCGCCAACAAGACAGGACAATACTATCAGCTTATCTCGGAGCAACAAGCCGTTGCAAAGAAAAAGAGTTATTCGGACAGTATTGTAGGTCGTGTGGTAGCAGATTATTTAGAACTTACCATATCGGGCGAAGGTAACTACTTTGATTCCAAAAGCGGTAAGGTGGAAGCCAATAGCAACTATGGACTGGTGGAGTTTATTGACTTACAGCCTATTGTGCAGGTGAGTAGTAAAAACAATATTTTGATGACACAAGTACAGGGACGAGACTACACCCGTAAGGAGTTTATCTCGGGCGGAGATTTGGAAATTGCTATCAATGGCAAAATTACCAGTAAATATCCGGATGTATATCCAGAGGCAGAGGTCTCGAAGTTCTTGAAACTGATGCAATTTAAGGGAGTGATTGACTGTGACAACACGATTCTTCGACAGTTTAATATTGACAAACTGATTGTTCTGAACTACTCCCTTCCTGCTACCGATTGCCGTAATATTCAACCTTATACGCTTTCGTGCGTAGCCGTAGAACCATCGGAAAGCATCCAGTTAAAAATCGCTGCCGAGGAGAAGGTGGATGTAGCCATCAAACACTCGAACAAGTGGATAAAGATTGCCAAACTCGGAGCGGAAACTATCGACCCGTCCTCACTGCTTAAAATTACCAGATTATGGGTGTAGATATGTTGGATGTACTTTGTTGTCAAATCACTATCGGAGATGCCGACCCTGCTAATCCGATGGTGATAAAAGATGCTATTACGCTGACTGAAGTTCAGGAGATAGAGATTAACGAGAGTTACAAAACGCTCATCGGCACAGCAAAGATTGTATTTCCTAAGGGTACGGTCTACCAGAGTACCATTATCGGTAACGCTACAATAGAGGGTAAAGATGCCTCACGCATCACAACGGAGATTATGCAGGACGGAGTGATTATTGAAAAACGCACCTCACAGCAAGCTATGACTGAAACCTCATTCAAAATTGGGCAGCGCATAAATATCAAGTTAGGTTATAACGGGGTGCTTAAAAATATGTTTGACGGCTATATTTCGGGTTATAACTCGGATTCGCAGTTTGAAATTCAATGTGAGAATATGGCGTATAAACTCAAACTCAAGCAGGCTCCGAAGTTTGAGACTAAATCATCTGTTAGTGTGAATGATGTGTTGGGCGAGAAATATGGTTTGCTGAAAGATACAGGATTTGAGATACATAGTGAGACTAAGCGGTTTGATATTCAGATTGGCAAGGTGAAGATTACCGACAACTTTACCGTTGCAGATATTCTTTCGGAGTGGTCGAAGTACAAGGTTTACTGCTATTTGAAAGATGACGAGAATAGTCCAAACAATATGCCGACCATCGCCATTGGCCGCCCGTACTCATCATCGAAAAGTCAGCCCGTTTTTCCGCAGGATAGTGAAGCCAAACCATTCAAAATCTACTTCAACTACCACGTTGCCAATAATGATTTGAAAATTGTGAAGACCGATCCGAAGTTTCTGGCGGTTACAGGCAAGGCGTTGGGCTCGGATGAGAAGTTCTTTGAGGTGACGGTACGTATGAATCCAGATTACGACCCAGTGGTCAAAGGTAGCAAAGAGTTTCAGACGGTCAACGCTACACAAATCAGCAAGAAGACTCACAAAGTAACAGGTAACACTACTGCCCAAGGTGCTGCTACAAAGACCAAGGTTGATTTGAGTACCTACACAATTGTGCCGTATATGAGCCCAAACATGAAAATCAACTCCGACAAACTGGTCGAAGAGACGATTGAGTATTTTCGCAATTACAACCTGAACGGTATTACCGGACACTTAACCTTGTTTGGTGATTTGGCTCTGAATACAGCCGTTCAAGTGGAACTTATTGATAATCGTAACCCCTCCAAGAACGGAGTATATCTTGTTGAAGAGGTTACTACTACGTTTGGAGTGAATGGGTATAGGCAGAAAATCACTGTCCCGTATAAAATTTCAAAATGATTGAGTTCGTATTTCTTGGCACCAGTTAAATTCCTTTTACTATTCTTGTTTAGCCTCTATAAGTTGTTTTAGCTCCTCTTTACTTGGCAATACGGTTTGGTAACGGCTTGCAAAAATCTGATTGTTGTCCTCTGGAAGGGTTATTTCAACAAGAGCGTCTTTCTTGTCTCGACAAAGAATAATACCAATGGTTTTGTTCTCATCCTCAGTCTTTACAAAACGGTCATAGTAGTTTACATACATCTGCATTTGTCCCAAATCCTGATGCTTTAGCTTCCCAATTTTGAGATCAATGAGTACGAATGAACGCAAAAAACGATTAAAAAACACGAGATCGACTCTAAAATGTTCATCATCAAAAGTGAATCGAACTTGTCTTCCAACAAATGTAAATCCACGGCCTAATTCCAATAGAAAATGTTCAAGTTTATCAATTAAAGCCTGCTCAAGTTCCGATTCACTATATGTATTTTGCTCAGGCAGTCCAATAAACTCAAGAATGTACGGGTCTTTAATAGCATCTTGTGCACTTTCTATTATCTGTCCCTTTTCGGAAAGTTCATTAACTTTCTCTTTATCACGACTCAATACTAACCTTTGATAAAGGGCAGAATCAAATTGCCGCTGAAGTTCACGTAAACTCCAATTGTTTTTGTGACACTCTATTTCATAAAATTTCCTTTCATTAATATCGCTTATTCTCATCAGTTTTAGATAGTGCGACCACCCAAGTTTGAATTCGTCAGAAGGTGTCTGACGAATTGCACCTTTCTGACTGTAAGCTATATAAAAGCTTCTCATTTGCTTTAGATTGGTTGTGGAGAAACCACGCCCAAATTCTTTAGACAGCTTGTCTGACAGTTCATCAAGTATGTAATTCCCATATTGGGCTCTTGATGCTCCGTTCTGTTCCTGTTCCACGATACGTCTGCCTATTTCGAAATAGGTAGATACCATGACAGTATTTATTTGAGTCGTTACATAGTTACGAGCACTGTGCAACAATGCTTTTACCTCTTCGATAAAATTCTCGATAGTAGGTACATTATTGATTAACATAGACATATCTGTAAGCTTTTATCTGACAAAGGTACATTTTTTCTTCAAACCAACCATCTGCTTTCCGACTATTCTTCCCCAAAATCAACTTATGGAATCAAAGAATAGTCAGCGGATGATTAGTGAGGCTATCCGCAAAATAGCGTTAGGAAGAAGCATTGAGCGAGTGAATATGTCGGGCTGCGGTACGGGTGGTGTGGGTACCGCACGTATGATACACGGCTATGTTGCCAAAATTCACGAAGAGGGAGAACTATGCGGAACAATTGACGTGCGTGAGTTCCCGGATGAAACTGCCAGCAGTGAACCGATTACACATCAAGGCGTATTGTTGGCAGGATTAAAGGATAACTCCGGTGGGTTTCTGATTATCCCAACACTGTTTTCAGACGTAACGATTGTTACCGATGCTGCCACTAAGTATGCCTATGTGCTGAATTTCTCGCACGCAGATTTTATACAGCTTTTCTCGCATAAGGAAAGCATAATCGGCGTTGCCGAGACCGAAGAGTTAGACCCCGAAAGTAACGACTCTCCCGACTACGATGAGTTAGAGAAGACGGGCAATGAGACTTCTACCAAATACACGGCAGAAGAGATAAAGACCATTGCCAAAAACAAGAACGACAAACAGGCGGAGATAACCGTAACGCCCGAATCTATCGGTCAGAAGGTCGATAAATCGGAGATTAATCAGACCAAAGACAAGATTGAGCAGAAGGTAAACAGTACCTCTGTAGTGGTTGCCGAAAATAAGGTTACCCTTGGGGATGAGCAAGCGACCGAGCCGTTGGTGTTGGGCAATGAGCTTGCCCAGTTGATGCTCGAATTTATCACCGAGTGCAGCAAGATTATGACCCCTACACTGATGGGAACGATGCCTGCCATCAACTGCCCTAACTTTCCATCCCTTGCTTCCAAAATCCAGAAGTTTCTCTCTAAAACAGCTTACACGAAATGAGTGCGGTATTACTTCCTGATATCGGGCAGTTAGACCCGAACAGTCTGTGCTATGCCATATATAGCCAACTTTATCATAACTTTTTCAATGCACAGGATAAGAAAACACCTGAATACCCATATGGCATTGAAGAAGGAGACGATACATCCATACGCTTGAGAAATACCGCCTACGGTTTTGCAGAGGCAATCTCAGGAGCAGTAGCTGGAGAAGGTGGCAGTTCGGAGGGCGGCATCCTGCTCGGCTATCTTAAAAAGACGGGGGGAGATATGGTCGGTGCGCTACGTGCCAACTATGGGTTTAAGGCGGGTATGGGGAATGTACAATTACTTGAAACCTACCAAGAGATAGCCGAGGACGGAGTAACACCTATATATGGGCTTCAAGTGTTTGGCGATATCCGTATCGGTGGCAATAACCTCTATATCGGTGGCAAACAGTTATTGAGATATGCGGTAGCCGATGGAATCGCTTACCTTGAAAATCCGCTTCTTTCGTTTGGCACATCTACTCTGATAAGTCTGGGCGAGATGGTTTTCGGGGAGAGCAAAGCAACGGGTATTGTCCTCTCCGGCGAAGGCATCCGCATCAAAAACAAAGAGATATATCACGCTGGTAATGCCAACCTACCAACCGTTCATTGGGCGATGAACGATGCCTTGGTTGATGGCTCATTAAAGGTCAAGGGAACAGCCACATTATCCGATAAGGTTACTGCTTTATACGGTGTGGAACTTGGTGAAGGTGGCAAAGCCATATTAACCGTTACCACCGGAGAGGCTTTGTTGGATGGCTATCTGACCATCTCGGCAAACTACGGAGTGAAGATTGGTGACATTCCGGTTCTGATTCGGGTAAATGAAACCGATATTGCTTTGTCGTGTGATTATGGCAACCTGCATCTGGGCAGTGAGCATACGCAAAAGATAAAACTCTTTGCAGGACTTTGGGACATCGACGGAGACAATATGCTTATTACCAAATATGGTGGCGCATACTTCCCTGACTCTTTACGGGTAGCGCATAACTACGGTGCAGTTCTGCTCTCCACATACCGTGTCAATGATGCCGACGAGGGAATAATCCTGCACAAAAGGTTGCGGTTTGGCTTTGCTGATGGCGTGAGTCTTAGCGGAAATCGTACAGAACTTATATTTGGGAAACAAGCCAATCAAGCGATGATGGGTTTTCGTGAATCTACTTCTGTATATCAATTACCCGAATCCGGTTCTGTCTCCTTGTATATGGATACGAATAGCGACTTTATCACTTTTGACAAACCCATTGAATCCAAAAAGCACCTTGGTATTGATGGCTCGTTCACCCGATTGACCGATAATCACCTATACTTTACAGGCGAACACTACCTAATGTCTGTCACCGATGGAGTGAAGCATTTCGGTAATGCCTATTTCACTGACAGCCTTAGCTCTGAACGATTCTCATCAGGCTTTGCCGGATATGGTTGGGCGATATTGAAGAACATGACAACAGGAAATATTGCCGCCACTTTTGACGAGCTGACCATTCGTAAGAAGATGCGAATCTATGAATTGGAGGTACAAAAAAATGTCGCTACAAACGGTGCACTCTGGGTAAGTGATTCGTGTAGCGGAGACACAGTAGTAAAAATCAATTAGCTTATGTCGGTATACCACTACTCAAAATACAAAATACTCATCGACCCCGAGTCGAAAAAGACACAGGGGTTACAAGTCGGCGATGTGGTTCGTCGCCAATATTTTGATACTCCCAATCTGATTTACTCACTGATGATTGTCTTGGAGACAGGAAGTGAGATTATCAGGGAGAAAGAGTCACATTACTTTATCGGAGCGCTTATCGAGGGTGACGAACCCAAGAACGGTGAGCTGCTCGACTTTGTGCGTGTCACCAATCTTTTCAATAGCGACCGTAGCGGTGCGCTTTACCTTACCGCATCCGATTCGCAATCACCATACTTAGATGTGATTGACGGAATGGCAACCGAACACTCCTTGTATTTGCAGGAAAGTGTGAAACGGATTGCCGAGAGTGAATCATTTCTTTTTCCCATAAAGGGAGCTGTCAGAAATCCCGAACGAATAGTCATTACCTATAAAATCAGAGCATCAAAGGCTTTGGCAAATGTGCCACTAACCTTTGGCTATACTGACGGCAGTGAAATAGACGGTAACGATACGATAGAAGTATCAACCCAGTGGCAATTCAAGCTATCTCTCATCACGATTGATTATCCGGCACAGTATCCTCGGCAGCTAACAATCGCACCCGTTTTGTCGGGAGATGATTGGTGTGAGGTGTCGGATTTGAATATCGTCCGGCTCTCGAACCTTGCCACATTCTCAGATTCCACCAAAGCACGTGTGGGGAAAATCACCGGCATTATAGATCCTGTATTCGGACTGTTAGAAGGTTACGGAGCCTATTTTCAAAACCTCTACGCCACCCGCAATGTGAATATTGCAGGTACACTTACCGCAGGTGATGAGAACGGTTTTGCTTCAACTTTTTATGTAGGTAAGATTCATAAGAATGTAATCATCAATTCGATTGGCGCACAGTTTTCAGCCAGTGCGATAGCTCAAGAGCCCTCTCCATCAGGAATCGGCAATGTAGTCCGCACGAATGGCAACACGGAACTTTGCGTGCAGTCCGCAGCGTGGCGCATGGAGCATATCGGTCAGAAATATACGTTTTCAGTATGGATAAAGGGTAATGAAGGGCGTATAGCCTTCTATCAAGACGAACACTATATCCAAGATGTTGAGATAGAGATTGCTGAAGAGTGGAGACGCTACAAAGTCTCTTTTGTCGTTGCCCCATCTGGGAGAGAGGCGATGTATATCCGATTTGAAACATCGCTTCCAAACCTGCTTTTGACCGCCCCTCAAATGGAGAGTGGCAGTAACGCTTCACAGTATCAGCCCACAGACGAACATCTATCGTATGTGGAAGATTACGGGGCGTGGTTTAACAAAGGCGGAATCGGTGGTACGATTCAAAATCCACTACTCCGGTTGAATGAGGACGGTTCTATCAGTTCCCGTAACGGCTCTTTCGTAATCAATGTTGATGGCACAGGACACTTTTCAAACGGTAAATTCAAATGGACACAGGATGATATTGAGCTAAAAGATATCACGATTCGCTGGGGAGACTTGGACGATGAAAGTAAGGATAATTTATTGGCTAATTCTACAACTTATTCGATCCAGATACTTACAGACAATGGCAATAGTTTTATAAATGGGAAAATCTCGACAACACTTACCGCACATATCTATAAAGGCACTGAAGAAATAACCCAAACCATTCCAGATAACCTATTCTGCTGGAAGAGGACATCAACCAATGCAGCTGGCGACACGGTATGGAACGAACTCCATGCCGGAATCGGTCGCTGCCTGACAATCTCCGATGAGGATATATACCGAAGAGCGATGTTCACGTGTGAGGTAACAATTAACTAATTTATAAGAATATGGCAGTAATATCAAGAGGTCAGATTACCATTGTGGATCTGAACGATGGGAAATCCATAAACCTTTATCTGGGTAGCAACGTGGCTACCACACAGATTTTCAATAAGGAAAACAGTTCTTACGTCCCTTCCTGGGCGGCATCACCATTTTTGGTTATTACCCCGGAAGTCTATGTTACGGGAGTTGGCACGGATCAGGTTTCAAGACTGAAAGGAACTCCAGTTTGGAAGATTAACGGCTCGACTACACTTTCGACATTCGGGGCAACGGCAGCCGCTACCGCTCCTTATGCCTTAACCATTAAAAACAATATGACCTCAGTCAACCAGTTGCAGGTCGAGTGCGAAGTAACCTACGTGGACCCAGATACCACCGCTGAAACGAAGGCCAAAGCAAACATTACCTATACTAAAACCACCAATGCCGGGCAACTTATCTGTGCGATTGCATACGCTCCGAGCGGAACCGTGTTCAAGAACGGTGATGTAACGACTCTTAAAGCGCACTGTGATATGTGGCGTGGGTCTGTTATCGACAACACGAATGTAACCTATTCGTGGCAGAAGTTAGGGAGTGGGACGTGGACGACAATTACCTCAGCAAATGCAGCTGGTATCACGGGTTACACAACTAACGAGATTACCATCCCCGAATCGGCAGTATTGAACTTTGAGTCATTTAAGTGCGTTATCAAAGACACAGATACGGCATCTGGTACTTACAATACCTCGGTTAGCGATATTATCTCGTTTGCCGATATGTCCGATCCTTATCAGGTCGAAATTACGGCTCCAGCAGGAACGACGTTGACTAGCGGTCTTACTTCAACTGCACTGACAGTTAATTGTTGGCAGAACGGCGTGTTGTTGCCAGAAACGTTTTTTACGGGGGCAACTTGTACTTGGCGTAAGTTCAATAAATTAGGTGTGGCGGATGCTACTTGGGGTACTGCTGGAGTGAAAACAGGACGCTCACTGACCGTTACACGTGATGAGATTTCTGTTGCAGCTACCTACACCGTTGAAATCAGCAAGTAATGGCGGTAGTAGCAAGAGGACAAATATCCATCCGTGTAGCCACCGACACCTATGCACTCTATCAATCTGTTGATAAGAGTGCTATTTCGTGTGATCATACGGGAAAGGTTCTCAGCACACATACTATTCATTCCATTCTCTCTGTCCGATGTGGCGATACTCCGATTACCAATTTCAGTATCGGGGCTATTGCCACACCTGTGGGATTCTATTCCATCTCGGTCAATCAAAGCACCAAGACCATAAGCTATACGATTTCAGGCAATAATACGACATTGGCAGATACGGGTACGATTAGCATACCTATCATCATCAATGGTCAGACATTTACTACATCTTTTAGCTGGTTCAAGGTAAAGGCAGGAGCTCCGGGAAGTGCAGGTGTGGACTCCAACCTTTTGGATTGGGTTGCTGATTGGAATAGTGGAAAAACTGTTATCGATGCTCAGAGTGTTATCACCCCGAAAATCTTTGCAGGTACAAAAAATGCCAATGGTACTCTTACCGGTATGGCCATTGGTCGGTTCTCGCTCAGCACTCGCAATACTTCGGGAGTTATCTCTTCTGAAATAGTCAATGGTATTTATGGATTTAACGATGGCAAGAAAACTTTTGCCATTGATGCTACGGGCAATGTACAGTTAGGTAACGGCAATGAGTATATCAAGTACAATACTGCAACCGGAAAGGTAGAGTTCGGATCTGCTGTCGCCTTGGCATGGGTTGGGGCAACCTATATTGATGCTAACGGTATTTTTACAGGTTCTCTATCAGCCAATACCGTCAACGCCATCCGCATCAATGCCACGCAGATTACGGCAGGGACGATTAGTGCCGATAGAATCAATGTGAACGCTCTGAAAGCATCTCTTATCACGGCTGGAAACATCGAGGCTCTGACATTGAATGTGGTTAGGGGTAAAATCGGTGGCTGGTCGCTTGATTCGGACTCAATCTTTCGTGGAACAAAGAACAACACATCGGGAGGATTTACAGCCGCATCCGGTTCAATCACTATCGCCTCCAATGGAATTCGAGGATTCAAGTGGAGGCTGGAATCCACAGGAGCCGGTGCTATTGCAGGTGGCAACATCTTGTGGGATGCCGCAGGCACAGTTACATTTGCCTCTTCGGTATCGCTGAACTGGACGGCTCCGATAAGCAGTATTACTACAGCCTTGGGTGGCTCTTCCTATCCTAAGCTCACTCAAATTTCATCCACGGGTATTTACACAGGAACGCTAACCGCTTCGCAAATTACGGCAGGAACAATTGATACGGCACGCCTGAATGTGGATGCATTGAAAGCTACCTTGATTACAGCCGGCAACATCAATGCACTTACCCTTACGGTCAATAAAGGAACAATCGGGGGCTGGACAATTAACTCAGCCTCCATCTCCGGTGGTCAGATTGTTTTAGACAAGGCTAATAAGCGAATTGTCGTCTATGGGGCATCATCGAGTGCTACGAGTGGTAACAGAGTACAATTATACCATAATAGCAACACGGATTTTGGATTATTTGCAGCAGACACTGCCGGAAGCACGGTTGTGCAGTTGGGATATGTGAATCGTATAGCAGGTTGGACGATAAACAGCACGCAAATCTATAAAAACAGTGTCTACCTCGGTGCGGACGGTTCTATAACCAATGGCTCTAAATGGAGGCTGAACAACGATGGCTCAGGACAGATTGCCGGTGGTAATATTGCATGGAATGCTCTTGGCAATGTTATCTTCGGAGCATCTGTATCAATGCAGTGGAAGAATGACATAGTCAGCGCGCAGCAAGCAAATTTCGGCTATCCCTATTATCAGTCTATTGTGATAAATGGAGATGCGAATACCTATTATCCTGTCATCATTAAAGGGGGTGACCAAAACTTTAAACGAGAGATTCTTGTTCGTAGAGCTTACAGTGAGCAAGCCCCCGATACTTGGAATACGGCAACTCATAAGGGTGGATTGATGCTGCATCTGAAAACAAATTTCGGAGGCTGGGGAGGGATTGATTACTCGTGGGATATTTACGAGTTATCGGAAACCTATTGCCGGATGTTTGCCGGAGCGTTACATTGTGGCAATTATTGTATGTTCGCCATCTTTCTGAGAGGTGGCGGTACAACGGGAGCAAGGTATCACCTCTATTCGGATCAGCCTTTAGTCTCTTCCGAATACAGCCCATCACCGATTCCTGCAAGTCCGCAGATAGCCTATAACTCCGAAGTGATATTTCAGAGTGGCAGTAGAACCGTTAACGCCCCGGATCCTCGTACACTGACTACAGCGGTAGAGGAAGAGATACGCAGACGTAGGTTTATCGGTTTGGCACAAGGAAGCGATTCAACGCTCTCCGCTCATCCTCTGACCTATATCAGCGGTACTGGTATTTACACCGGTACACTGACCGCCAATCAGGTGAATGCAGTAGGTATCAATGCGTCAAGTATCACTACAGGAACCCTGAGTGCCGAACGTATCGCAGCTGGAAGTATTTCATCCGCCAAGTTGGATGCTACCAGTATCAAGGCAAATATTATCAACACGGATTATATCAATGGTTTGAGCTGTACGTTTGTGCGGGGTAAAATCGGAGGTTTTATAATTGGTAGTGATAATATGACCGTTGGAACAATCGGGACTGTCGGGACAACACCCATACAGATACGTACCGCAGCCTCCGGTAGCGGTTACTGGTATTCGGGTGCCTATAAGCCTATAGGTATTTCATTGTTATGGTATCAATCCTCCAATGCGGGACATATCGTATTCGGGCAAGTCGCAGCATCAGGGAGCAGCGTTAAGACAGGATTCGTTGGCATTCAGATGATGAGTTGGGACGGGTATGAATACTTCTGCCTTTCGGCAAATTCGGCTCGTTCCGGTAGTAAGGAGGTGTATAATCGTATCGCGGGGTGGGCTTTTGATAGTGCAAATATCTGGAAAAACAGCGTCTATCTCGGCTCTGACGGAAGCATATATAACGGAACTAAATGGAGACTAAATAATGACGGTTCAGGGCGTGTTGCCAACGGTAATATTGTCTGGGATGCAGCAGGGAATGTTTTTTTCGGAGCTTCAGTTTCTTTGAACTGGACGAATGCAGCCAACAGTGCCCTTAATTCCGCTAAGAGCTATGCCGACACCAAGAAAGCGGAGGCGATCAACAGTGCAGCTACGGATGCTACATCAAAGGCTAATGCCGCTAAAGAACTGGCATCGGCTATGGCATACGGAAAGATGCTATTCCGAGACCCCACTTTCTTTAATGGGAATAATGGTACGAATATCTATAATAACGCAGGTAATGGTACGGTTACACTCTCTCGTGTATCTGATAGTACGGCTCCCAACGACAGCAAATATGTGCTCAGGATTACCAATACAGGGTCTGCTTCACCTGGTTGTGGCGGTTTTCATTTTGGACATATGTGCTCATACAGGAAGATATTCATAACACGCATTATTGCAAAAATACCCAGTGGCAGAATCATTCAGTGGGCTTCGAACAATATTGGAAGCGGTGGGACGAGCAAGTGGCTTACTCCGAATGCCGGGACGGGTGACTGGTGCGAATATGTATATAAGGTAGTATGTGGCACGTCAAATTTTTCAAGTACTAATTTTTTCTATATCGATGGCAGTGCGACGCTTACTTGGGATGTGGCTTATGCTACCGTATTTGATGTTACTTCTACCGAGAAGTATACAACGACGATAGATGCCAACGGGATCTATACCGGCTCGCTTAGCGCCAATCAAATTACTGCCGGAACTATCAGTGCAGACCGAATAGCAGCCGGAAGCATCAATTCGTCAAAGTTAGATGCGGCGAGCATAAAGGCCAATATAATCAATACGGCGTACATAAACGGTCTTAGCTGTACCTTTAATAAAGGAACCATCGGTGGTTGGAGTATCAATTCTTCACAGATTTATAAGAATAGTGTAGCTCTCTCCTCGGACGGCTCGATTGTAAACGGCACGAAATGGAAGCTTAATAATGATGGCTCGGGACAGTTGGCGAACGGAAATATTTTCTGGGACTCGACAGGCAATGTACAGGCAAAGAATGCCATCTTCACCAATGTGCGAGTCAATGGTAGTGTGCGTAACAAGTTCGTGCTGAATGACTCTTCCATTTGGATTGGCGGAGATACGTCTAATCAACAGAACTTTAACAACTACGATAATATTGTCGCTATACGTGGTTCGTGGGATGAGAACATCGACCTGCCGTGGACAATAGACAATAGCGGTCGTCGTGTAACACTCGTAAATTACAAATGGGGAAGCAATACGACAGTCGGGTATATGACAATTTATGCCCCATATGGAAAGTATTTTTTTGAGGACGGTATGCAGAAACCATCTATCACTTTTTCGAGAGAACTGATTGAATTATTGGGTTATGGTGATAATTCAACTTTTTTTGGTTGGATAGTAATTAACCGTAGAGATATTATGACCACGAAACAATATGGCTCTTTTTCGCAAGTGATGTATTCGGGGTATGTCTCTAATGGAACGATGGTTAAGCAAAAAGGTTATGATGGAGGCAGATGTAGTTCTTATCGGTTTAGTATGGGACAATATAGAGTCTATATGCCAAGAAGTTTTTCAAGCATAGACGACTATACTGTTATGCTTACAGGAATTCAAACAAACGGTTACAATTCATTTGCTTGTTTACGATACAAAAGTAATTCCTATTTTGAGGTTTGGCTTGCTGATGATGCTTCGGCAAATGATGGCGGATTTATTTTTCAAGTTATAAGTATGGGAGACTGGTCATAATAAACCTTTCAACTTAAATTTTTCTATTCTGATATAAATAGCAAATTATGAATATTACAAGCACTGTCTTAACAAAAACGGCGGAAGAGATTACCGCCAATGCAACTTACATCATCGAGTATGTAACGGTAAATGATGTTCTAACCCGTATAAACGCCAATGTTCAGGCGATCAAGCCTGACGGAGTTGAGAAGTACAATGCAGGATATATCACCTATGAGAACGGGAATCTCTTCTGTAGCCTAACAGGTCAGGCAAAAGCCTCCTTGTTCTTTCTGGACTTTGAGCGTTTCGTGGAAAAGATTAAAGAAAATGAAGGTGAAATGCAGTCCGTCGAAAACAATCTTGACCGATAGCATCTAATCCATTAAGGTAAACATTAATAAAAAGCATATGGAACTAAACATCAAAGACCGGTTGTACATACCGGCATTCTTACCCAAAGAGGGAAACTTCAAGCAGTTCAACCTCAAAAAGGAGATTCTGAAAAAGATTGAGATCTCGGACACTGAACGAGATGAGGTCGGCTTACGTGAAAACGCCGATACAAAACGTATCGAATGGGATGTGGAAAAGGAGACCCCACTCATTGTGGACTTTTCTGCCGATGAGATGGAGTACCTGAAAATGGTATGCGAGAAAATCTCCGATGAGAACCTCCCTGATGATATGTGGCAGTCAGTAGAAAAAATCTACGATACAATATCTGCCAATTAAACTTATCTGTCCGATTCACTCTATTCTCCAAGAGTGAACGTTACCGCTCACTCTTCAAAAAAGGTGGGCGGTTTTTTATTATACGACAATGGCAAGGCAAGATATACAAATAGATACAAATTACGGCGAGTTGGAGGTGGTAGATAATATCTCAGGAAAAAATTTCTACGACTTTGTACTCTTGGAAAATGTTGACGGAGTGGACAACGACAACTTTTGTTATGGCGAGGTGTTGATTCCCCGTGGATATGAGCAACGCATTAAAGATGAACTTCAGGCTTACATACGATTATCTTACAAGCCCATCAATAAAGAGTTGCAGATACGCCTTCGGATAGACACCGAAAATGGAGCAGCGGAATACATTCTAAATCGTACTACCAATCGCCCGTGGTATCGTGTCGTGCTGCCCGATGGAAATAAAATCAGAGTGTCGGAATACCGAACGCTCGGCAGTGAAGAGATGTACTCTCTGACACTCAAAGATGGAATGTTTCATATTTACAGCGGACACGAAACCGACCTGCTTATTCAAGCATCCTTGCCGCAAAACCAGAACTTTTTGCTTAAAGCCTCTGCCGGAACGCTCTACCAACATCCACTGACAGGAGTTGGACTGATTGATTTCTTGCACGGGAACTTTGAGAATAGCGGACTTGCAGCCAAACTGCAAAAGGAGTTTGAGGCGGACAATATGATAGTGGTAAATGCTTATATGAATTCCGAAACAGGCGAACTTTTATTGGAGGTAAAAGAGAAAAATGGGTAAATACAAAGTTATACAAGGACAAAATATCTACGATGTGGCTCTACACATCTACGGTTCAGTGGAGGGCGTTACCGACCTGATGGTTGGTAACGAAACCCTATCATTTGATACAGACCTGAAAGCCGGAGACGAGCTTATATACACGGACGATTACCGAATCAATGAGGAGGTTACAGCCTATTACGAAACACACGGCATTATTCCCGCATCAGGCCAGCAGCACGTCTACCCGAAATATTTCACATTGCCTAAGACCGTAGAGGTCTATACTTCCAATAAGGAGATCGGGGTTGGGTTTACGGTTTCTGGTAACGGTAGGATCGAGGTGGATTGGGGCGACAACTCCGAGGTTCAAACTATCATACTATCGGATAAGGCGACCGTGATTAGTCATCTGTTCGATTCAATAGTCGGTGATAAACGACGTGTTTCAATGTATATGCAAGGGTATATTAAATATCTTGATGTAAGTGAATTACGACCTTTCGAACTGTATATTTTGAAACCCCTCTCGATTGAACGTTTTGCATTGAATAATGCCACACTGACCATTGATGCCCTGCCGATGTTAGGCGAAGTATTCAGTCTTACGTTAGACGGATTAAAAACCCTTGACTTGACTCCTTTGGTAGAACTTAAAAACCTGATGTCACTCTCGCTGATGCAGACTGTATTTCGCCAGCCGACTATCGACGCCTATCTCATTGGGTTAGTGGAACGGCACGACAACCGCCGAAGTTGCAAAATGACGATAACCGTTGAGCCGTCGGGTGAATATCGGGAGCCCCGAAAAGACAGCAATAACCAATACATGCTTACTTCGGGTATGGAAGCCGTCTGGGTGTTGACACACGAAGAGGCTTGGAACGAGGGCGGCGTATGGGAGTTTATCATTAACGAAACGACTTATAAATATGAGCAGAACCATTAAACAGATATACGAGGAGGCAATTGCCGAGCGTAATAAACGCCTTGAACTCTCGGAGTTTGCCAGTGACTCCAAACTATCCATACTGAACGGTATCACTTGGACCTTCGCAGCTGTGGTATTCAGCTTCGAGAGTATATTGGACGTGTTCGCAATCGACATATCCAACGTCATCAATAACCGTATCAATGGTACGCCGACTTACTATATCAACGCCCTGCTTCAATACCAAAAGGGTGATGAATTGCTGGTGCGTGAGGATGGTTTGGCATTTGGTTATGCCAATGTGGACGAAACCAAGCAGATTGTGACACAAGCCTCCTATATGGAAAGTAGCAGCGATGTGAATTTGGATAACAAACTGATACTGAAAGTAGCCACCGGAGAAAAAGGCAAGCTGCAAAGCATTCCGCAGGAGGAACTGATGATGATTCAAGCATATATCAATAAGATAAAGTTTGCTGGAACACGTATCGAAGTGACCAGTCAGGAGGGCGATGTGTTGATACCCAGAGTGTCGGTTTACCACGACGGAGCGATATTGGAGTCAGAGATGTACGATAAGATTGAGGATAAGTTGAACGAGTACATGATGAATGTCAAATTCGACTCGACAATATACGTTTCGGATATCATCGCTGCTATCCGCAGTGCCGACCACGTAACGGATGTGCATATCGATACAAATGCACAGCCTGAACAAGGGGTCTTTATCGCTGCGTATGACTCTGACGGTCATATAACGCCTGTGAAAAAAGTGGGACGAATGACACATACCTCGTCTGGCTACCTCAAACAATCCAGCGGTAGTGGTGAAGAGAAAGATGTCCCGAACTTCCGTCAGGCTATCAAACTAATACTCGATGCTGGCAATGAGATATAGATTACCCACAGACAAACTCATCAACCGCTTGGTACCTTATTACTTATGTGGGCGTCGATATATCTTACTACTGCAAAGTTGGGTATATCCGTTAAAAGTACTTAACGACCAGTTTACGGCATTTGCCAAAGAAAAGCATATCGAGGCACGTATGACCTCGCAGGTGATCTGCTTCGAGTGGTTTTTGAACCATAAGTTCAGCCGCTATTTTGCCGACCCTGCCGACCGAATTTTCATCACCGAAAGCACACCTCTCGGAGTGGATATTTATTGGGAGAATGCTGTGAGCAGTCGTCCATTTACAGTTTGGAAGGAGAATGAGCAGGTAATGACCGCCAACCCATTGGAAAAGCCTCGTGAATTCTATCGGATTGCCGAGGAACGAGCCATTAACAAGGTTAGTTTTATGGTGAATGTCCCGACGATAACCCTTCCAACCAAGGAGTTTGTCTATATGCTCTCGTTTGTGGTGAATACGTATAAAGTGGCAGGTAAGACCTATCTGATAAAGATTGACGGAGACGAAATTGAACCCAATAACAACACACGTATATGAAAGAATACATTGCAGAGACCGGAGGGCGTTACACCTACTCCGATGACATATTAAACTTGCAGGAACTTGCCCTAAGTATGACTGCCGTTTTCAGCGAATGCTCCCCATTTATCATCTCCGGTTGCGAGGTTGAAGGAGCGGTTGTCGCACCGGGTTATGTTTGGCTGGGTGGTAAGGTTCGCTATTTTGAAGGAGCCAAGAACGCTGTTTTCCCATATTACATTTATGAGAAGAACAGTAATGAGTCGGTTGTTTATGCGAATGAAGTCAATAAGCGAGGCCGCACTTGCTATCTCTGTGCCGGAGCGACCTCAGTGCCACTCGTGACAGACACCGTTACGGGGCATCCTCCTGCTTTTTTGGAGATAACAAAAGAGTATGCACCACGCTTGATCGACAAGTTCTTTGGACGGTATGCTCTGTTGCTTGATAGCGTATCACAGCGACAGCGAGTCCGAAAAGATGTAACCTTTGCCGGTGAGGTGTTGGTTGAAAAAGGGCTGAAAACCTCAAAGGAGGTCGCTGTACAATCCGCTAATGGGTACAGCCTACGTGGTAAGATCAAGGAATCGGGAGCTGTTACATTGGGAGCCTATCTGAATGAGCTGCTGACAGCCGAAATAGTGATGGATACAGATGGCTCGTTTTCGTTTATGAAAGGTACAACCGAAGTCGCCAAACTAAGCGAGAATGGGTTTACCTGTAATGACATCAACACAAAACGAGGACGGTTGGGAAGCGTATATATCTATCAAAACCATCTGATTAACATTGCAGATGACACGGATGATGGCTCGGTCAATATCAACCACTGTGGATTCAATCAGGGAACAACCCGTTATCGAAACTTCAACGTCTATGACGGTAAACGATGTTCCGTACCGTTGTTTTCCGTGGAAGGTAAAACCAAGACAACCATCGTAAATGGACTATTCAAGGTTTGTGGTGATGGAATGGGTGTGCTGTTTAGAAACACCTCGTTTGCAAAAAGCGATATAGGGCTTACTGCATATTGTCAGTGGCAAGACCGTGATGGTGAAGCCATCGCTTCGCTGGGTTATCTTTCGGCAAAGGATACAGATTTCACACTCTCCAATTTGTTGGGAAATATAGTAATGACTCCCAACGGTTTTATCAATCTAAACGGTGGTGTGAGATTGAAAGGCACGGATATTTACTCGATATTCGTTACCCAAAAGAGTTTTACGGACGAACTGGCGAAGAAAGTATCGGTCATAAACGGCAAGCAGCTCTCTACCGAGGACTTCACCGCTGCTTACAAGAAAAAGCTCGATGCCATTTCCGGCGGTTCTATCAGTGGCGGCGGAGAGGGTTATGTGACGGCAGAAGATGTAGCGGAAGCCCTAAAATACAAGGTTGGTGTAGCCAATAACTTGAGCGATATTTTGGATAAAGCCGTAGCACGCACCAATCTGTCAGTCTATTCAAAGAGCGAGGCAGACACAAAATATCTCACTATCAGCGGTAAGTTGAACGAACTTATTAATCTTTCCGCTGATGAAATTAACGGCATGACACCCGAACAGGCATCGGCACGAAAGGCTCAGAAACAGGCGGAGGTTCGCAATGTTATTGATGCGGAGAAAAAAGGCATCAGTGAATTAAAACTAACTAAAACCCAGAATCTTGCCGACTTGTCGGATTTCATTCAAGCACGGCAGAATCTATCGGTCTATTCCGTGTCGCAGATAGATGAGATGATGTCAGGGAAGCTCGGCAATGATGGAGCTTATCAGGGTGTAATCTTTACCGAAACACTGAAAAAGAAACTCGATGGCATCAAAACCGGGAACTTTGCCTACATAGATGCCTTCGGGGTATCGCAATCACAAGTAGAGGGTTATGCACTGATTTCCGATATCGTCAAGGAGCTGAAAAAGTACGCGCCACGCCTGTTGGACGGCTACAACTCTTCGGAGAAAGAATCCGTTGCAGCTAATATCGAGGTGTATACCAAGACAGTAGCTGACAATAAGTTTGCAGCATTAGACCAACTCTTTCAGGATTACATCACCTATTTAGTCAAGACAGGTAAGACAACCGCTCAGGCACAGCAGATGATGCGGGATAAGTTCGATGTATTTTCCAAAAAAGAAGTTACAGATGCTTATCTAACAAAAGGAGGAAAACTCTCTGATTTGGCTTTGCCGAATGCGGATGCCAAGAAATTAGCTTGTCGCAATCTGGGAGCGGCCTATGCCGAAGAGTATCAAACTAAATTATTTGATACAGGGTGGTTGCAGATGAGTAATTCAGGCAGCGGAACGGATACACGTCAACTTTTTATACGTCAGATTGGCAACATAGTCTCCATTCAAGGAGTAATTAATACAGCATCCCGAGATGGTGGAAATATGGGAGGTATAGTAGCCGTTATTCCTAACCAAATACAGTCGCCAAAATATGGACTTCGTTGCACTCATGCGGATTTTAACGATGACCACAAATACAACCGAGGAGCGTGGTTTAAAATATTTGCCGGAGGACGAAATATTCATATCTATGAAAAAGGTTGGTATGGAGCAGTTACCGAGATTAATTTCACCTATTTTGTTTAATAACGACTAATATGAGAAGAGTAAACATTCAAGCAGACGTGGAGAGCAGGCGTAGTATCGCCGCAGCAACTCCTATCGTTCCGGTCACCGTATCGGAGAGAGTAACAGAATCAAGTAATACAGAAGAAGATGGCAAAACCAAAGAAATTCAAGGGAGCGAGGATAACACTCCCTCCGTGCCCGAGTCCGACACCTCGACGAAAAGAGGAAGGAAGACCAAAAGGAACATGGAAAAAGTATAAGTTTGAAGAGACCCGTTTGGGTTTTATGCTCAAATGGGAGATCCCGGCTGTATATGAGATTATTATGAGGATGACCCCGAAAACGACATTTCCGGAACCTTCGATGCGAACTATCCGTGTGGTGTGCTCCGCCTCGAATGACCCGGCTCTGAAAAAACCTAAATTTCTTCGATACTTGGAAGAATATGAGGAAAAAGGAATCTGTTGCAATCGTCCTAAAAAGTTGACAGCAAAGAGGACTCAATTTTACACCGCAATACGTGAGAAAAAACTCAATCAGTATATCCAGAGAAATGAATGTAATATACAGAAAATGAGAGTGAAAATGAAACAAAAAAGTAAAGAAACCTATTGCGGGGACGATTAAGTTTTGTACATTTGCAGGTATATCGGCTTCTCTTGCCGATACTTACTTGACTGAGGCGCTTTGTCGCCGAGTGAGCAAAGGAGCTTTCCGCTCCGGCTTCCTCCCATATATAAATTGATTGTTAGCTGAAACGGACGGTGTAACCGAACCTGTCTGTTACTTTGATTAGATTGCTTCGGGCAGTTTAATTTTACACTATTGCAATCATGCAAGACAATTTTGAGGAAAATGACCAACAAGTGATGTCGGTCGAAGAGATGTTTTTAGCATCGCAAGAAAGCTATGAGGAGGCGCAAACCCGTGCCCTCGAAGAGAGCAAATCCTTTGCGAAGACGGAATTTTTCCGTATGGATAAGTTGGGAACTTATCGCCTTCGTGTCCTGCCCATCGCTCCCAACCGTGACGGCACCAGTGACCGCCGCAGTTACGAGTACCCTGTACGCCAACTGTTGATGGAGCTGGAAAAGCCTATTACAGGTAACGGCAAAGCTACTTCTATGTATGTGACCGTACCACGAACCACGGATGCCGGATTCTCTGTTGATTTGATCGACACTTACCGTAAATTAGCGGTTGCCGAGGCTCAGAACCGAGGTGATGAGAAGTTAGCCGAGAAGATTGGCGGCGGCTCGTTTGGCGGTGGCTTGAAATTCAACTACGGTCACGCCATGTACGTGATAGACCTGAATGAACGTGCCAAAGGTTTTCAGCTACTCACTCTTTCTCACGCCCAGTTCAAGGAGCTGGACGAGCGTAAGTTCAAACTCTGGCAGAAGAAGTTACAGAAATCTCCCGGTTTCCCGTGTCCTATCAGCTCTGTTTACAACGCCTATCCGGTGGAGATTGAGAAGAAAAAGAACGGAAACAAGACCGAGTACTCCATCGAGATTGACAACGAGTCAGATAACGAAGCGTTGACAGCGGACGAACTGACCAAGTTGATGTCTGCAACCCGCATTCCCGAAATCATCTACCGCTACTCTCGCTACCAGTATGAGGCAACACTTGAATACCTGAAACAGTGTGATGCAAAATATGGTATGTCGATTATGGGTGATAAGGATATGCAGGAGACTATTGAAACATTAGGCTCGGAACTTCCGAAAGAAGATACCAGCTCGTTCTCATTCGACAAACGCACCAAAGATGCCAAGGAGAACGCATCGAATGGAACAGGGCTATTGTTGGACGACCTTTTCAACCGTTACGACGAGTTACAAGACAAAGGGTTGTCGGATAAAACTGAAGAGGGACAAGAGCTTCGTGGTCTGATTCGCACCTTTATCGAGCAGGAGAAACTATCGGTTCGCATCACACGCTCAACCTCGAACAAAGAACTTCTTAACCTAATCGAGGAGGCTTTGGAAACAGACCCCGAGGCGGAAGCCGAGCGGGTTCCGAAACCGGAACCAACGGAAGAACCCACACCTGAATCAACTGAACGTCGCCGCCGTAGATAAGCGGGTAATCACAGATTATTTATTCACAAGTTTTGGAGAAGGCAGAGTAAAACTGCCTTTTCCATCACTCTTATACGCTTATTATGGCAGATAAAAGTTATCCGTGCCTGCTTCTGATGAATGATTTGCATATCGGGAAGGAGAACATTCCTGAATTTGTTGCAAACTGGAACGAGGCACTATCCATCTGCGAGAAGATGGATGTCAAGGAGATTGCTATCGGTGGCGATTTGTTTCTCTCCCGTGCTTCTCAGACCCTTGATATTTTGTTGGCTGTGCATGATTGTTTGATGACGGCAGCCGAGAAGAATATCCGTGTGATATTGGCAAACGGCAACCACGATCTCGTGAATCAAGAGGCCGTGAGAGGCTATTGCCATATCTTCGACCAGCATCCGAATGTATTGGTGGCCGATAATTACCTGACCCTTCCTATCGGTGACGGAGGTTATGCTTTACTGCATATGATTCCTTACTTCCCCGAAGACGGCAGTTTTGTAGATAAATTGTCAGAGGTGAAGCAGAACAACATAGATCCTAAGAGAAAGAATTTTCTATATATCCACGAAGGTATCAACGGAGCACTGTCTACGCCAAGCGAGAAAGAGTTGCCTGCAAACATCTTTGACGAGTTTGAGCGTGTTTTTGTGGCTCACTACCATAATCGTTGTGTTATCCCTAAAACCCGTATCGAATATATTGGTAGTAGCCGTCAGCATAACTTCGGAGAGGATGAAGAGAAAGGTTATACGGTGTTGTATAGCGATGGTAAACAGACATTTATTCAGAACCATGCTAACCTGCGTTACAAGGTGGTTGATATTGAAGCCGACAAGGTGGATATTCACTTGACCGACTTGCTGGATGAGTTCAAAGAGACTGGTAATCTACGTATTAAGGTGCGTATTCATGCCACATCAGCAAAAGCATCTGGTATTGACAAAGCAAAGCTACTGGAAGCAGGAGCTTCGAAAGTGGAAATCATAACGGAGGATTCCGAGCAGGCTGATGTAGCTGCCTCTTCTCTGTTTGAAAAGTTCGACAGCCGTAAGATCCGTGAGACCTACACCGAGTTTTGCCGTGAAAAGGAAATTGAGGATGTGGAGTTAGGATTGTCATATCTTTCAAAAATCATCTAACCATGTGGAAATTAAATAGAATCACAGCGCAGAATCTCTGTGCTTTCAAAGAGTTGGATTACACACTCTCACAGGGTGTAACCACGCTCATCTTTGGCGACAATCGGGATAACGAGAGCCAACGCTCGAACGGTTCGGGTAAATCCGCACTTTTGGAGTGCATCGCCATCGGCATTACCGGCTCACCACTTCGTAAAATCAAAAACGAGGAGATTATCAACGATGCAGCTGATGAGTGCTACGTATCGTTGGAGTTTTCCAATACTTCATCGAGTGAACTCTTTACCATTGAAAGAACCATTTATCGCAAGGGTGCTTCGGGGGTTCGTTGTATCATCGAGAGAGACGGACAAATCGTAACAACCGATGAAGCAGTGCAGCACTCGGTTGATGGTTATAATAAGTATATCCTTGAAAAATTGGGTATTACCCGTGATGAACTCTTTAATAACTTTATTCTCTCGAAGCATCGATACGAGGATTTTTTATCCAGTTCCGACAAGGAGAAAAAAGAGATTATCAATCGTTTCTCGAATGGAATTGTAGTCGATGAAGCCATTGCCAAGATTGTCGAAGATATAACACCCATAGAAAAAGAGTTGCACGAGGCGGATTTGGAATTGGCAGGTGTGGACGGACGTATCAGGATGCTTGTAGAACAAATTGAGCAGGAAGAGAACAGTACACAGGAACGTGCCAAAAGTAAAATGGAGAAGATTGCGGCCATAGAGAAAAGCATTACCGACAAACGGGAGTTACTTCGTGGAATGAGCGTTCAGGTTGATGTCAACTGCGATGTTCTTGTTTCGCTTGATGGTATTGATAAAGAGCTCCAACTGCTTGAAAATAGTGATGATTCGCTTGAAATATGTTTAAGCGGTATTGAAATGGTCTTAAAACCATTCGGCAAACTAACCGATTGGAACAGCGTTTTGGAGAGCAAAACCAATGAACTAAATCTAAATCAACAAGAACAAAATGCACTCTCGGATGAGATTACGGCACTGGAGCGTGAAGTCAAGAAACAATCACAGGCTTGTGAACAGGTGAAATCCCAGCACGCTCAATTTGTAGAAGATGCCACCCGAAAGAGCGAAGAGTATAAAAAGCAACTGTCAGGTTTGGAAAAAGAGATGCAGGAAGCTAATAAACTCTGTACCTCACTACTTGAAAAACGGCGTGTACATAGCTCTGCCATCGAATCGCTCAAAAACAAGATTGCAGGGGTCATTACCTGCCCTCGGTGTGAGTTTGAATTTGTAGCATCGGATAAGTCGTTTGATGTGGCGCAAGGTGAAGAGGAATTGGAACTATTACAAACAGAATTGGAGCGCACCACCCAGAAGCGTACCGAGACCGAGAAAACCATTGTCTTTATCGAGCAAGACCAGAAGGAGATTCAACAAGCACGTCGTAAGCTCAATACCGACAACAGCGAGTGGCTTACCAAAGTGGACACGGCAGAAAAGGAGCTTCAAACCTTGAACTTTAAGTTGGAATCACTGCAACGAAAGAGCCGACAACTATCCGACAGACTCATCGCCATTCAAAACGACATCGAGAACACTCGCCGAAAGATGTTTGATGAGGCATACGAGATTGTGGACTCTCAAACCACGGTACGCAAACGTGAGATTAAAAGATTGCAGGAAGATATATCTGCAACAGAAAGTTCTATTGAAACGCTTTACACCACCATTGGGGAGATTAACAACACATCGCCCGATGAGGTAATTGTGTCGCTGAAAGCATCACTCAAGACTTATCGAAAAAAGTCGGATGAGGTATTGAAGGAGAAGACCGGGATTGAAAAAGAGTTAGGTGCTCTTCGGGAACAAGAGCAACGGTTTGGGCAATTCAAATCCTACCTCGCTAATACGAAGATTGAAGCATTGAGCAAGATTACCAATGAGTTCTTGGAAAGCATCGGCAGTGATATTCGGATTAACTTTTCAGGTTACACAACCTTGAAAACAGGTAAGGTGAGAGAAAAAATCTCTGTTTCACTGGTTCGGGATGGAATGGATTGCGGTTCGTTCGGCAAGTTTTCGGAGGGCGAAAAAGCACGTGTAAACCTCTCGTCCATCCTTGCCATGCAGAAGTTGGTTAATAGCAACTGTGATGATGACAAGGGATTAGACTTGTTGGTGCTGGATGAGATATTGGCCGCTGTCGATGAAGAAGGAAACGCCAAGATGTTTGAATCATTGAACAAGTTAGGAATTACCGCGCTTGTAGTTTCTCATGGTCACGTCAGCGAGTCATACGCCCATACATTAACTATACGCAAAGAGAATGGGGAATCAAGGATTGTGTAAGGAGCAAATTCTGAGCTTGGACATTGCGACTCAAACGGGATATTACTCCGTTCACGAGTCGGGAGCGTGGAACTTCTATGAGTCCAAAGTTCGAAACGATAATAAACAGCATAAGGCTTTTCGTGATACGTTGATTGACTTTATCACTAAACACGGTATCAAGCAGGTTGTAGCCGAAGATGTGAATGTAAACAATCATTTCATCGATATGCGAAAGTTATCGGAGTTTCGTGGTATTCTCTTAGAGGTATGTGATGAGTTGAGTCTTCCAGAGCCTGTATTCCTGAATGTGATGAGCATTAAAAAGTATGCTACAGGTAATGGCCGAGCCACCAAACTTGATATGATTAATGCTTGTGTCGAGAAGTACAACTACCGTCCCCGAACGGATGACGAGGCGGATGCCTTTTGGGTCTTCAAATATTACTGCCACAAGTACCGTATTTTCTAATTATTTGAACGTTGCAAGAAGAGATTTTAGATTGATGAATTGACGCGCATTAGCTGACAGATTGAGACGAAGTTTATTGTTTCACCTGCCAGGCAAGAGCGTGTGAAAAAACAATCAATACCATCTGAGCGTGATTTAGACCCGGAGTCAATCAAGCGCAGAACAGAACTTTTTACAAAGTACATATTACCTCACAAGAGGCTGATATACAGTATATGTATCAAATATACATTCGAGGATAGCGATATAGAGGATAATTACAGCGAGGTCTTAGTTAACTTCTTTCGCTATATCGAGAGTTATAATCCGCAGCGGCAACTCAAAAGCTGGATATATGCCGTGGCCCAACGCCACGTGTTCGACCTGAACAAACGCAATTCGCTGATGAAGGTCAGCGATAACGTGGATGTAGTGAATCTTCCCGATATGGAAGATAGCGGACACGTTAGCTGCAACTGTCTGGGAATGGATAATTACCGACAGTACTACAACGATGATATTTTAGAAGCCTTAGACCAATTGGCACCTATTCACAAGGAGGCTTTACTGCTTCAACAGGCTGGCTATAAGTTGGAAGAGATCGTTGAAATCTCCTTCCAAAACGGCAATCTGAAGTCCAAGAATATGGATACGATAAAGAGCCGTATATTCTTAGCTAAGAAGCAGATGCGAACCCTCATAACACGAGACGGCGATGCAAGAGAAGAGTAAACTCACCAGTCGCCTGTTTGTGCTACTGGTACGCCTAACTGTGCAATCCACCTTTATTATGCCGGGCGGTCGGTTGGCAGAGAAGCAGATTGACGATGCGATAGACCACCTCACCAAACATTACGGCGAGGTGGGACTGGAACGCATTGTCGATTACTGCGTCTATCAGGTACATCGAATCTCCGGGTTCGGCAGTGCTTATATGCCCCGTTGGAAGCTCTCGCATTCATTCGGAACAAATAGCGTAAAGCGATTTATAACTCGCAAGTCAGGGCAGAAATATTATGAGGATAAATGGTTGTCCGATTTCAGGCTAACCCGAGAGGTTCTGTTTCAACATATTGAAGACCGTAGCACACACCCTCTGTTTCGATTTATTTACCCCGATTACGAGGATGCTACCAAACGTCGTGCCCTGTCATCAGTGGTTGGTTACTATATCTGTGGAGCTTCTACATTGCTGTGGACTCCTTTCTCCGAGGTGTGCCAAAGTTGTACCAAATCGGAGGCATGTAAGGTTCGCACCCAAAAGTTATACCCGGAGATTTACCGTCTTCGGGTAGTGGAGTTTAAAGGAAAGGAGGGGCAAAATGGGTAAGCCGAAGACTAATCCTTTGAGCGTTGAGTTCTTATACGAGCTCTATGCTACCGCCCTGCAAAGTGATTCCATTTGCGGGGTACTGGTGCAATATATGGAGAAGGAGTTTTTGCCAGACCGCTCATTCCAACGCATCCAGGAGGTGGTGGCCAACCATTATCGCAACTACAAGAACCCGCCGACATACGCCGTACTTTCCCAAGCGTTTAGTACCGATTACGATGCCATAGAACTTATCAACACCTTTCAGGAATATGATGTAGACACCGGTTCGGAAGCGGTGCTGGATATGTTTGAATCCTATATCAAAGGTGTTCGGTTACAGAACGTCTATTCGGAGGTAGGCAAACTCTACAACCAGAGTAAACAGGATAAAGCCCAAGAGCTACTGAAAGAGTATGCCGAGTGGCTTTCGGGCTTTACACTCAAATCATCTGCCTTTGTCGATGTTGCCAAAACCTTTACCGAGCGGTTCCGTCAAAACCAAGCCAAAGACCGTGAGGAGCAGAACTCTTCGATGCCACAAGTGACACGGTTCTATGTGCCGTATCTCGATGCTCTGAATGGAGGTCGTAACCTACGTGGTCAGCTTACCTGCTTTCTGGCCTCTACGGGTGTCGGGAAATCTCATATCGTCAAACATATCGGTATTCGAGGAAATATTGACGATGGGTTGCATATTCTGCACTTTCAGTTGGAGGGATCTGAGGAAGAAGCACTGAATGCTTACAGTGGCGGCTTGGTATCCAAGAATGCCTATTATTTTGAACGAGGTAAAATTTCAGAGACTGAAATGCGACAGTTTGAGCGGATGGTGGAGGCTTTGAGCGGTTCGATTACCGTGCGATGTTTTCCTCGATTCAATGCTCGTGTTTCAACGCTTGATATTAAAAACGGAATAGCCGAGTATCGTAAAACGACAGGCCGTAACCCTGATATTGTGATTATCGATTCGATGGACTTGCTGACCGATGCCAGTCGTCGTGTCTGGAATGCCGAGCACGAACGCAGTAAACGCATTGCTGTTGCCAATGACTTGAAAGATCTTGCTGCCGATGAGAAGGTGTGGATGGTGGTTACCTATCAGGCGACTATCGAAAACCGTGATTGGCTCAATAACGAGAATAACGTGCTGACCGAATACAACTGCTCGGAAGCGAAAGGCTTGGCACGTCCTTGCACACATCTGATTTCGTTGAACCAATCTTCGGCAGAGCGGCAAGAAGATGTGATGCGGCTTCATATCGCCAAATCCCGATTCTTCAAAAAAGGCGACACCATCAAGATCGCCACCGACTATGACAACGAGATATTCTGCGACTTCCAACGTACTTTTTCATTAAACACTTAGGCGATATGAATAAGCAAGAGACTGAATTTTTAATAGAAGAGATTACCCGCCATTTAGGAGCTAAACGAGATGGTGGTAATAAAAACCTGATTGCTCGATGTCCCTATTGTGGCAAGGAGGGCAAGTACGGTATCTATATCGGTAAAGAGACCCTTCGCAAAAAGCCTTTTATGGCGCATTGCTTCAGTTGTGGGCGTTCCACGCTGACACTTGACAAGTTGCTCGAAGAGATTGGTAGAGCCGACTTGATGATAACACCAACGGCTGATCTGTCAGCACCGCTGGATGAGCACCTTTTATTTCCACTCGACAACGAGGAAGAGATTGACGATGCGTTGGGAATTGTGGGGCTACCTGATTTTTACCGGCAGGTCTATACGCATCCATATCTAAAACATAGAGGATTTGTTTACGATGATTTCGATTACTTCCCTGTCGGTGTTACCGCAGGACTGAACCGAAAATATGATGACTATGTAATCTTTCCAGTGGTAGACTCCGGTGATGTGGTGGGCTATGTCGCCCGTCATACTTGGAGTAAAGAACAAATAGACAACTATAACCGCAAAGCCAAACGCAACGGTGAGTATCAAATACGGCGATTCAACAACTCTACACAGAACGATTTTGTGAAGCTGCTTTATAATTACGATGCGGTGATAGAAGATGAAACCGATACGGTGATACTGGTCGAAGGTATTTTCGATGTGGTAGCTCTGACCCGCAAATTAGAACTCTACGACAATCATCACTTTGCTGCGGTGGCAACTTTCGGTAAGAAGATATCGCAGGTGCAGATTTACAAGCTACAAGCCAAAGGCGTGAGAACGGTAGTATTGGGATTTGATGGTGATGCAGTCTCTGCTATTAAGCAGACCGCTACCGAGCTGTCCGGATACTTTGAAGTCTTCATCGCCGATATTGCCGACCCCACGAAGGATTGGCAAGACCTGACTTATATGGAGATTTTTGAGATTTTCTCTCAGCATCTCAAAACCCCACTTGAATACAAACTATCAAAATTACAGGAATAATGAATGAACTAATCGCGTGGCTGGAAGCAAATCGAATATGCTTTCGGCAGATTGACAATGAATTGATTGATATAGAAGATTTTGGAAAGATATTGTTGGCTGACCTATCTGGGGTGAACTCCATATTCAAAGCCAATGACAACGGTGTACGGTTTAACCTGATGGAGTCGCCCGATGTGCTGATGCAGGAGGAGATCTACTATGTGGCGTTTCCATTCGGCAACAACTTTTACTACTATGATTTGCGAGAGGAATTTCGTTTTAATCTGCTTCGCTATATCGGTAAGCGACAGCCGACACAGATTGACATCCCTTTCGTGAATTTGGGTGTACACACCCCCTTTGAGCTGTTGAATGGTTCGGGCGATGTGGCGGACTGGGTACGAAAAGCGAAATATCTGGGCCATACGGCACTCGGTATTTGCGATTACAACACAATGGCCGCCACGCTGACCCTGCAAAAAGAGTGTGCCAAGGCGGAGCTGAAACACATTTTCGGCTACTCGTTTACAATGAATCACCTCGATGAGAAAGTGGATATGAAAGTCTATGCCCTTACTGATAAGGGGCTACGAAATCTGCTCCGTATTCAGAAATCCATTATGGTAGATAGTGAAGACCATACGCTAACGCTTAGACAACTGCTGGACTATGCCGATGGACTCGCATTGGTACTCGGCAAGCGTTCGGGTGGATGGCTCAGTCAGAACAGACACATCGTATCAATGCTGAAAGATGCTTTTGGAAAACTCTATTTTCAGGTTGATTTGACGGAGTATAAAGCCGAACGTATCGATGTAGAGGTATTGCGTTCCGTGGCTTTTTATTTTGAGAATTTTGCAGACCCCGTAACCTTTTCATTCGAGATTGAGCCTATACTGATATGTGATTGCTACTATTTCGATAAGGATGATTCACGGAACAAAATCATTTTGAACAAGGTGGCCACCGGAGCGGCACACGAACAAAGCGAGGAGCAGTATTTCAAAGATGTGGATGAGCATTTTGCAGTTATTGAGCCGTTGTTCAGCGACAAGTGGGATGTGGAAAAACTGTTTGAGCGAATGTGCAAAGCAACGGTAGAGATAGCAGAACAGGCAAATGCTAAATTCGAGACAGGAAAGATGTATATGCCAGAATACATTATGCGTCCCGAGGAGAAACAACGGTATAAGACTCGCCGAAAGATGTTTCATTCTTTGCTCAATGCTGGGCTGATAGATAAAGTGTCTTCGTTTGAGTACGACCGATATTTAGCGAGGCTGAAGGAAGAAATTTACATTATCGAGAGTACTAACAATGTGGATTATTTTCTTATTCAGTGGGATATGGTTTCTGAAGCTCGTAAACGTGGGATAGCCGTTGGGATTGGTCGTGGCTCTGCCGGAGGATCATTGGTCTCATACCTGCTCGGCATTACTTCGATTGATCCTATGGTTTACGATTTGCTTTTTTCTCGCTTTCTGGTTCCTGAACGTTGTGGATTGATATGGAGTCGAACAACGATTCTTAAGGAAAACATTCCGTTAAAGTCGGGAGAGAAAATGGTTGAAGTTATACTCAACGAGCAAACATATCGGTTTGATCCCGATGCCAAATTGATTGTGATGCGGAACGATGTTCCGACTGAAGTTTATGCCGATGAATTGAAAGAGGGCGATGATATAGTGTTCGATCGCCGAGATTTATTATGGACATTAAACGAAGCGGAATATGTTACAGCCAATAATGATAGATGAAACAATACGGTTGTATGAAGGAGATTGTCTAAAAGTGTTGCCGTTGTTGGCGACAGAGGGAATAAAGGCTGATTTGATATTAGCCGACTTGCCTTATGGAACTACTCATTGTAAATGGGATTCCGTGATTGATTATGCGCAGATGTGGGAAGCTATTGCCAGGATTACTAATCCAGACACTCCTATATTACTCTTTGCACAGCAACCTTTTACATCTACATTGGGTTGTTCCAATCTGAAAAACTTACGCTATAATTGGGTGTGGGAAAAGACTCAGGGCACTGGATTTTTGAATGCAAAACGAATGCCTCTCAAATGTCATGAGGACATTTTGGTTTTTTACCAGAAGCTTCCAAAGTATAACCCCATTAAAACCAATGGACATACTCGCAAAGTAGTAACAGCTTCACACCAGCTAAAATGCAATTCGGGAGAGATTTATCACAAGCATGATAACTATTCCGATTATGATAGTACGGAGCGTTATCCCCGTAGTGTATTGAAATACAAAACCGATAAACAGACCTGCTCGCTTCACCCGACACAGAAACCTGTAGCTCTTTTGGAATATTTAATCCGAACTTATACTGACGAGGGAGATACGGTCATCGACTTTGTCATGGGAAGTGGCTCAACTGGAGTCGCCTGTCGAAATACAGGGCGGAAATTTATCGGTATAGAGAATGATTCACATAATTTTCAAACGGCTAAAAACAGATTATTTATATGAGAGTTGAATATGTTAAACTAACAGAGGTAGGCACTCCAATATCGGTTATGGATTGCAACGTAGAAAGAGGACTTGTAGAAGGTAGTCACGCGGCGATGCCGGATATTGATGTTGACTATGCCTCAGACCGCCGGCAAGAGATGAAAGAGTATTTGGAAGAAAGGTATAACATTGGCGGTAAGCAACGGGTGTTCTCAGCGGGAACCTTCTCTACGATGAAATTAAAAGCCGTATTAAAAGATGTAGCCCGCGTGCATCGGATTCCGCATAATTTGGTCAATTACATAACGGCCATATTTGAGGATGATGCTATGACTTGGACAGATTTGTTTCGATTGGCCGCTGTCAACAAAAAGGTTAACAAATTCATTCAAGATTACCCACAAGTAATTGAAGATATACGAGGATTGATAAATCAGCCTCGAAGTACGTCTATTCATGCATCGGCTATCATTGTTACTCCAGCCATTAAAAACAATGAAGAGGTTGAGTGTTTCGATTTCTTGCCGGTTCGAAAAATGGACGGTTTGCTCGTTTCTGAGTTTGACGGCTACACGGTGGACGAAATAGGACTACTCAAAGAAGATGTGCTCTCCACCAAAGAGTTGTCCAAGTTAAGTGCCACTATACAGATTATAAATCAAACTTATAAAAAGCATTTGTCTATTGAGTCCATTATTCAGACTGAACTCGCCGACAACAAAACATATCAATTACTGTCAAGTGGTTACACTCAGAATATTTTTCAGTTCGCATCGCGTGGAATTACGCGCTTTATTATGGATGTCAGCCCAGATTGTATAGAAGATTTAATCGCAATCAATGCTCTTTATCGTCCTGCCACGCTGGATATTAACGCCACTGAGGACTATGTGCGTTACAAGCGTGGCGAAGTGGCTCCAATATACAATTTTGGAACTTATGAAGCTACAAAGAACACTTATGGCATTATGACTTATCAGGAACAATATATGTCGATTGCTCATACGTTGGGTGGCTTCGATATGGGCAAAACTGACTATTTACGTAAAGCCATCGGAAAAAAGAACGCCACTTTGATGGCGACACTTAAAGAAGATTTTATTAACGGTGCTATTCTTAATGGTTGCCCTAAATATGAGGCTGAGGAGATTTGGCACAAAATAGAGGTGGCTGGGGGCTATAGTTTCAATAGGTCGCACGCTGCTGCTTACGCACTTACGGCTTTTTGTGGAGCCTATCTAAAGGCTAACTATCCGACCGCATTTTATACCGTAGCCTTGCAATGGGCGGACGACAAGGAGATACCCGCTTTGATGTCGGAGATGGAGCAATGCTCCAAGGCTAAGATTGTACCGCCCGATGTGAATGTGTCGGAAGTGAAATTCTTTACCAATTATTCAACCGATGAGATATTCTGGTCGCTCACCCGTATCAAGATGCTTGGAGCGAAAGCTGTGGAGTATATCATCGCCGAGCGTAATCGAGGTGGTAATTTTACCTCCATAGAAAACTTTATCTATCGAATTTTTCGATACAAGCTCAAAAAATACAGCTACTGGGACGACCCGGATAATGCGGATGAAGTAACCCGTGTGCCTGTCAATGCCCGGCACGTAAAGAATATGATTCTTGCCGGATGCTTTGATAATATCGAACGAATAGAGACCATTACCGACCGATACGACATTGTACAGCGTGCTGCCAAAGAACTGGGCTTTGAACTGCCGGAGAAAGATTTTCCAAGCGATCTGCTTGATAAGCATTATTACTGGTCGATGCAGCAGATAGCCGTTTCAGGGATAGGCTCGATTGACTATCGTAAAATTTTCGACACCTCCGAAACCAAGCCCAAGGTTAAGGGTAAAGCCTCTTGGATGAAACTTCGTGATGCAATGGATTTGGATAACGAGGGTAAACGTATCGTGGTGTGTGCCACCGTTACCGATGTAGAGGAGAAATCCTACAAGGATAAAATAAGCGGTGAGAAAAAGAGGTTCGCCAAACTGACGCTTCAACAGAATAATGACTTGATGGAGCTGGTCTGTTGGAGCGATTTTCTCAGCGACCTCAAAGCCCCGATCACCTCTCTAAAAGATAAAGTGATTATCATCTCCGTCATCGTTAAATATAGCGACTACACGGGGGCGAACAGTTTGAATACTCACAAAACATCTATCATAGAACAAATGTAAATGAAACCCACCATCATTGCCATTGTGGGAGCTTCCGGTTCGGGCAAGACCTATCTTTCGAAGCTTCTGCAAAATGAATTGAACGTATTCCTTATCGTGTCATACACCACACGTCCTGTGCGAGAAGGAGAGATTGAAGGCATTGATCATTATTATATCGCAACGGCTCATCGGTTCAGTCGTTCGCAGATGCTTTCCTACACCCGTTTTGCCGAATATGAGTATTTCGCACTCGAAGAGCAAGTACCACCGCAAACGCATTGTGCTTATGTGGTAGATGAACGAGGCTTGAAGTATCTGAAAGAGACAAAGAGCCATAAGTTCAACATTGTATCTATTCGGGTAGAATCGACAACCGACACTTTGGTTGAGCGAGGTATAGCCCCGGAAAGAATCAAACGAGACGATGAGAGGACACCACTACCGCCCGATTATTACGACTTCGTGATTAAAAATAACGGGACACTCGATAAGTTTGAGGATAAGATACGTGAAACCTATAAAAAGATTCAGCAATGGCAGCACCAAAAGTAGAACCGAAGATTTATACCGCTATCGTGCTGGACTTCGAGACCGGTGGATTGACTTGCGTAGACTCTGCTTGTACGCAGTTGGCTATGCAAGCCGTGAGAATGGACACTTGGGAGGTGCTGGAGAGATATGAAAAGTATATCACACCATACAATAAGCAGGAACTTGGGGGTACACCCAAACGCAAGGTTTTGAAAACCCGTCAGACACTTTTCGAGGAAGAGCAAGGTGTACCGATGAAATATGAGCCGGTAGCTTTGACTTATTCAGGTATTACTATGGAAACCCTAAATCTGCTGGGTGTTGATATTAAAGAGGTGGCAAATAGCGTGATTGAGTTTGCCAAACGCAATACCCTCAGCAAGGGGCATCAATGCAAACCAATACTTATCGGTCAGAACATCACTTTTGATATTGGGTTCTTGCAACAGATGATGAACTACGCCGGGTTGGTCAAAGAGTTCGAGAAAGTGTTTGCCGGAACGACAGACTTCTACGGTAATTTCCATCCGCACTATGTCGATACCATTGATTTGGGACGGTTTGCCTTTGCGCATATGCCCGATGTCACCTCTTATAAACTGGAATTGCTTGCCGAAAGATTAGGTATTGAACTGGATGATGCTCACGATGCGGGAGCGGACGTAACGGCAACGCTCAATGTAGCTGCCGTATGTTCAACCCGATTACGTCAGGAAGGCGGTGAGGTTACTATCGCCAAGAAAGAGAAAACACGTGCTCACTTTAAGATTTAGACAAAATGGAAGAAGAAAAGAAAGTAACATTTGATACGTCGGAGCGGATGACATACGGAGCGATGAATTATGATGGCACGGAGATGATGGCGGTAATATCTGGTTATGACCTCAATATCGCCTTTAATATGCGCACCATCAACTCACTGTCCGATGCCGAGGCTGTCGCTGATGCGTTGTCTCAGGTATTCTATGAACTGTTAATGGAGCAGCTTATAGAAGAAAAATCTCATTTAGTTAAACCACCGCCAGAAAAAACACCTATTCCTTAGTATACAAGATAATCAATGGAAGAAAAAGAGATAAAACTAACTAATGCAGAAATCGAGTTTTGCGAACTCTTTGTCGATGGTGACAAGGAGTTTGCAGGACAAGCAGAAGCGTGTTGCAGAGAGGTGTTCGGCGAGGATAAGAAAAACATTGCTCTTGCCGCACGTCGTCTGTTTGCCAAAGAGCATATAAGTGCCTACATCAAGGAATTGATAGCTCAAAGAGATATAGACATCGAAGCGGCAGCAGTAAAGCTGCAAGTTTCCGAGACCCTGAAAGCTGTGATGTCGGAAACCTCCAAGGGTGAGTATGTCGATAAATTCGGTGTGCCGCTCTCACCGGCTCCGCTTCGTGCCGTATCGGTCAATGCCGCTAAAGCCTTGATGGAGATTTATCCCATCAAGCACGCACAGAACCAGTCAGGTAAGGGTGGCAATGAGAACGGTAATATTATTTTCAACGTTATTGTCCCTCAAACCCCACCTTCGCATGAAACGGAAGATTAGCCGAAAGACAGCCGAGAGAGTCATCTATATCCTGATTATCATCGTCCTTGTGATTTATGGGATATTTAAGGATTCGGCAGCGGCAGACACGCTTATCAGGGCGGTAAAAGAGGCATTTTCAATTTTAATACAATAATCACTTATGACATCATTCAAAGACTTTCTAACCAACAACATCCGCTCACTCATTGTAATCGTTTCGTTCATCGTAACAATGTATGTGCAGCACATCAACAACACGACTCAGATTCAGGAGCTGACCTCAAAATGCAAGGCTCTGGAACTGAAAATTGCCGACCAATATGACCGCATTGACGCTATAAAACTGGATAAAGCTGTATTTGAGGCTACAATGACACAGTTTGTCTCTATCCAAACAGATTTACGTGAGATGCGAGCGGATATAAAAGAACTGCTCAAATCACAAAAATAAGATGAGGCGATGATAACAGAAGGATGTAAAATAACAATTATCCCATCACCGGCATTAACAGAGCTTCGTTTGGATGCTCTGCTCGGTGAAAAGGGATATGTGCTGGAAGACCTGACAGACCATAGTCGCAAGGCAAAGGGTTATATGGTATTCTTTCCTGCACCATACAAAGAGGAATATCTATGGTTTATTCCACAAGAATCAGTTTATGAACAAGATTAAATTAATTGGAATAATAGCCTTCCTGTTGCTTGTAGTAACGGTAGGCATACAGCAACGACGCATTGTCTCTATTCGACAAGAGCGAGACCGCTATCAGCAAAATAGCGAAGCCCTGCTTTCTGATATGAAGCAGTGGCGAGTGGATTCTACCTCTATGGCGACCGATGTTAAATCACTCAGACTAACGGTTGATGAATTTAAGCGATACAGAGCTGATGATTTAGCCAAAATCAAACAGATGGGTGTTAAGATTAAGAATCTCGAAGCAGCAGCCAAGCACTATTTAGAGGTCAATGCCGAGATAACGGCTCAGATAAAAGATTCCGTTGTTATTAGAGATACGGTGCCGGTATTGGTGAAATCGGTATCTATGGTTACACCACATATTCAGTTGTCCGGCATTATAGAGAGGGATAGTCTGATAGGAAAGATTCATCTTCCTGTAACGCTTCGACAAGCTGTTTGGATAGAGTACAAACGGCGTTGGTTGTTTTGGAAAAAGGTTGTAGCAGTGCATCAAACCATCACCAGCGACAACCCACACGTGGAGATTAAATATTCGGAGTACATCACCATTCAAAAATAAAAATCATTTTAAACTTGTATTTGATAAGTTGACATTTATTTAAAGCATAAAGGCAAATCCCATACACCTGAAATCAGCCTATTTTTACTATTCATATTCGCCTCTTGATATTATGTGAGTAGAGCATACTATCTTCGTAATCAAATAACTAAAAAAGACGAATATGGTTTCAATAAGAATTGATAATTTAGGTGGAGAGATCCAGAGAACAAATGTGATTACGGTGGATACCGAGTATGCTATTGAATTGGATAAGGTGAATGATATTTCGACCATAAAAGGCGAAAATAAAAACCTGCCGCAAGATGAGTTGCTATGTAGAATAAAAGATAATCTGCAATCTGTAATTGAGAATCTTCAGCAAAACATTGAAAATTTAAGGACTAAGCGTGTGACCCGAGAGGTTAAGAGTGTTGAAGATACTTCTGATGAAGTGATTAAACCCGATAGCTTTTACTCCATTATGGAGTACCGAATTAATGAGTTAAGAAATCGAGGGAAAATTACAACAATGGATAATTACAAGAGCACCTTGAGAGCCTTGAAATTATTTAGAAATGAGGATGATATCATTCCTTCTATGATAACTCCCTCGTTTGTGAAACAGTTTGAAGTCCATCTTAAAGAGAAAGAAGTTTGCCCTAATACGATCTCATTTTATATGCGGATTTTTAGAGCTGTTTATAATTATGCTTTTGAGAATGAGTTTATATTAGAGAATAAGATGCCGTTCAAGCGTGTTTTTACGGGAGAAGCAAAAACACGCAAACGAGCAGTAGACATACATATAGTCAGAAAATTAGTAAAATTGGACTTGACATCCTATCCGAGATTGGATATTTCGAGAGATATGTTTCTATTTAGTGTTTTAACTCGGGGGATGGCGTTTGTGGATGTTGCGCACTTAACACGTGAGAACATTCATAATAATGAGATAATTTACAATAGACACAAGACCGGGCAACGGATAAGAATTGAATTACTCCCTTGTATGAAAGAGATTATAGATAAGTATATACAGCAATCTGGCGAAAATGATTATTTATTTCCTCTTTTGACTCCAAATCAAAGGAAAGAGAGCGTAGCCTACACAAGTGCTCTAAGAATGCACAATAAGCATCTCGGCGAGATTTCCGAAATGCTTGGATTAAAATCAAAACTGAGTTCTTATGTGGCCCGCCACACTTGGGCTACTATTGCAAAGAATAAAGGCGTATCCGTATCTGTAATATGCGATGCGATGGGACACACCTCAGAGGAAACGACGAGAATTTATCTTGATTCATTAGATAAAGAGATGATCGATAAAGCTAATTATTCAATTGTATCAAGCATTTTCAATGTTAAAGCATTGAATAATAGGAAAAAATAACTACTTTTGCAAATCTCTCTCTTTGAGAGAGATGGATTTAGGTGTCCATATCTTTGGTGCAAAGATACGGTTGAATTGTCTTTCAAGACTTTCAAAAATAAGTCATTCTTTTTAGTTTTAACGCCAAAACTAAAAAATTACTCACTATTACCAAATTCCAAGCATTCTGTATGTTGCTCATTTCGTATTTCAAGAGGAGTTTTGTCGAAATGTTTTTTGCAAAATGAAGTCAAATAAGCCTGACTTGAGAAATTGTATTGGTATGCAATCTCTAAAAGCGGCTTTGAAGAGATGGCGATATCCATATATATCCGTTCGGCTTTCCTTTTTGCCATCCATATATGGGCTGGTTCATTGAACACATCCTTGAAACGTCTATTGAAAGTCGATACACTCATATTGGCTACTTCAGCAAATGAGGCTATGTTATCTATTGATTTATAGTTAGATAATATTAAATCTTTGAAATCCAAATTTCGTCCAAGTAGCGGATGAAAAAATGAAACTAACTCTTCTTTCGAATAATAAGCCCTTAGATAGATGAATAATTGCTGCTCCAATAATTCGTGATAATGAGTACAACCAAGACCGTCCGACAGGGTATTTATTAATAAGGATAGCATTTGCATAATTCTCTCTTTGATAGGTAGAATCGTGAAATCATAATGAATATCGTTGTCGAGCGAATCATTAGCAAGATGCTCGAACGAATATTTGTTACAAAACTTAATTGTTTGAACAAATGCGCAACTAACGATTTGTGCATCCCGTATTACTCGTCCATACATCGCTGAGTTACGGAGCAACAAACACATTTCTCCTTCTGCCACTCTTCTGTTTTTAAACTCGTTGCAATTGACAATTATTTCACCCTTTACTACAAATAGTAATACAGACCTATCTATGTCTACAACCTGTATACTGCCTTTCTTTTCATTGTGTATCTTAAATAGCGCAGTGGCTATTGTAGTATAATGATAGCAACTTATGTGTTCTTCTTTATAAAATAATCCCATAATATTCTTTAATCTGGTTTTACAATCATTCCATCTCTCTCAAAGAGGTGGATTTTTTGATAAAGTGAATTGTTATGAGAAAAGTTTTACTTCTGATTTGCTTGACAGTATTTTGCGGTCTGACACATTCTGTCAAGGCACAAAAGGTAGCTGCCAAAACTAATGCGTTGTATTGGGCTACTACTACACCCAATTTAGGCCTTGAGTTCGGTTTGAACAATAAAATAACCTTAGATGTATTAGGTGCTTATAACCCTTGGACATTCAAAGATGATAAAAAAATGCGTTTCTGGTTAGTACAGCCAGAGGTGCGTTATTGGTTGTGTGAAAAATTTGAAGGTCATTTTTTCGGAGCCCATATTCACGGAGCGCAATATTTTGGTGGATTTGACAAATACAGATATGATGGATATCTAGCCGGAGCAGGAATCAGTTACGGCTATAACTGGATATTAAACTCTCATTGGAATCTGGAAGCAACTCTTGGAGTTGGTTATGCATATTTATGGTATAAGCAAAGCCCGAGAATACCGTGCATAAAATGCTACAAAAATACAGACAAGCATTATTTCGGTCCTACAAAAGTAGCTATCTCATTGGTTTATCTTTTCTAAATCGAAAATAAGATGAAAAAAATACAATATACAGTTTTAACAGTCACTTTACTTTCCCTTGCTTCGGGTTGTGCGACCACAAAATTGGGTAAAAATGGTATAACTCTCAATCAAGTTCAAGAGACGTTGGTTCCTGATAGTTTAAATCAAGTTAATGTAGATGTGTCATTCAATATACCTCGGAATTATATTTCCAAACGGAGCCGTCTCTTCATTTCACCGCAAATAATCTCTAATGGAGCTGTTAGAGAGGAACTGGTACCTATCGTTTTAGATGCTTCAATCTACTCTAAAAAGGGCTCCAGAGCCAAAGATTTAGCAGCATATCAAGACCCGTTTGCTCATTTGGCAAAAAAGGTAGATGTTACTTGCGACTTGACAATTCCTTTTAAGCAGAAAATAGTGGTTCCCGAGGGGGGTGATTGTTATATACAAGCAGTTATTTCAGCGGATGGTTGTGGTTCGTGTACCGGTCTGCAAACTATACTGATGGCTGATGTAACTGACCCTGTTACCTTAATTAAAGATGTTAAAGAGGAGTTTAAGCTCTCTTGGCTTGAACCCGAATTTGTGATTATCCCTAAACACAGAGAAGGTAAGGGTATTGCAAAACTGTATTTTGATATCAATAGTAGTCAAATAAATTTAGAGAAACGCAATAATAGGTCGGAAATGGAGCGTATGCTCACAACATTAAGCAATGTAACCACCGATTCTTTAGCTTCATTAAACTCTGTTTCGATTATAGGTTTGGCTTCTGCCGATGGTTCATTGCCATTTAATACACGACTTTCATATAGTAGAGCTAATTCAGCCAAAGAGTGGTTGTTTGGTAAGTTGAATACCAATATGCAAATGCGTAAGGTCTTTACTGTATCATCTCGTCCGGAAGGTTGGCTGCCTGTATACGAATTAATGGTGGCAAATAAGGATGCAGATTCTCTTTTAGTAAAAAATATTTTAGAGAAATATTCGGCGTATGATGATGACGTTCAGGAACGGTATGTCAGACGATTGCCCATTTGGAATAAAATAAAGGAGCAATACCTGAATGACACCCGTATTGTTGAATACGTGTATACATATACGATAAAGAGCTTTACAACCGATGAAGAGTTGGTGGAGATGTATCAAAAACGCCCGGATGCTTTTAATGAAGCTGAGCTGTTGAGATTAGCTTCCATATCAAAGTCGGTAGATGAGAAGAAAGGCGTGTATTCTACTTTGGTAAAGTATTTTCCTCAATCTTCAGTAGCTGCAAATAATCTTGCCTATTTGATGCTGGAGAGCGGAGATGCTGCAAAGGCAAAAGCGATTGTGGAAGAGCAAAAAAACTACACTCCCGAATTAATCAATACACTGGCAGCGACTTATGTATATCAAAATGATTATGAGAAAGCCATTGAGTTGTTAAAGTCGGTAGACCTACCTCAGGCGAGATACAATTTAGGGTTGATTCAAGCTAAACAACGTAAATATCAAGAGGCTTACGAATTATTAAAGCCTTTTGCTGATGTAAATACGACCATTATAGCTCTCTGTTTAGAAAAAACAGATGAAGCCAAACAAATCGCAGATAGTATCAAGTCGGATGAGCCGACGATAGAGTATGTGAGAGCCATCATCGCTGCGAGAATGGATAATGAGAATGCTTTTTTCAATCATATTGCCAAAGCTTGTCAAAACGTTGAATTATTGAATAGAGCTATTGTTGATGCCGAGTTCTCGAAGTATAGAGACGAAGAACGTTTTTTGAAATTACTAAGTAAATAAAATGATATGAGATATAGGTTGTACACTGTGTTGGTGATATTGTGCTGTATAGTATCATCTTGTGTCAGGGAGGATATTCCTGATTGTCCGGCGTTGCAAGTTACATTGACAGTTAAAGACAAGAACTACTTCAATGTAGATGAAATTGATTTGGAACATCGTGCAGATGAAAACTTGGCATTTAAGGATTATGTTCCTACCATATACTACGTTTTGCGCAGAGTAGATAATGATGAGATTGTTGAAAAAATCGGTGGTGTTTTAAAGTTATCAACCGATATGAAACAAATACCTATCTCGTTTTGTCCCTGCATTCCTCATGGAAAGTATATACTTACGGTATGGGGCGGAATAAATGACGAAACACCTCTGGGCGATGACCCCACCACCCTCAAACTCCATATCGGCAATAACGAGGGGCGTGATATTTATATGTCTACCGATACTTTGGTCTATGATGCTTGGAACAACAACAAAACGATAGAATTAGAACGAGTAAAAGGGAAACTATTGGTTAAAGTAGAAAAACTGCCAAGTGTGATTTCGTATTCTGCGAAAAAGATTGATAATGTTTACGGAGCTATTAACTCATCGTTTGAGTATTCGGAGAAGACTTATGTTGAGACTCAATATCACTGGGGTGATGAACAAGAAATTTTAACGGGAACGGTGCTTTCTCCATCATTGGATAATAGCAAAAGTAATATCTCATTAGAGGTTGCGAAGGATGAACAGTTTGTAAATTACGAAGAGTTAATCAAAAGTTTACCTATCGAGATGAAACGTAATGAATTGACTGTATTGAAAGTAATATATGACGGTGAGTTTGGACAACATAAAATATATCTGTTTGTTGACGGACAATGGCATTTAACCCACGATATGGGACTGGAATAATTAATTTATAAATGGTTTAATTAAAAACAAAAAAATGAAAACAAAAGTGATTCTGATGGCGGTCGTCGCAGCGATGGCGTCATTTACGTCTTGTTCAAAAGACGAGACTTCAATTCAAGATGCTAAGGGTACAGAACTTGTATTCTCACTTGCACCTAAAGCCGGTTTGACAAGAGCAGATGCCGGACGAGATGTTTATAGTTCTGAAGCTCTACAATATGTAACGGATATGAAAGTGTACGCCTTCAAGAAAAATGCGGATGGCAATTATGTCTACACCACTGTAACTACCGTTGAAACAGGAAATACCCCTCAGTCAGGATATGATATTCCTTGGGAGAAAGGCGATCTTAAACACGAGTATAAGGTAACTCCCAAGTTGGAAGAAAATGATGTGTATAAATTCCTTGCTGTCGGTTTGGATGCAGGCAAGACTAATTTCGATGAACTTGTTTTGAATGACAAAAAAATAGAAGAGATTGTTTTGGCAATAAAAGCAAGTAGCAAATGCCGTGAGGCTTTCGCTGGTATTTCTGAAGAAATTACGATTCCAAGTAGTGCCACTCAGTTGAAAGTAAACATTACACTAAATCGTGTAGTTGCAGGTATTTTGGGGTATTTCAAGAATATTCCTGCAAAGGTTGCCGATGTGGATGTAAAATCGGTAGCGGTTGTAATGTACACCAAACCGAATACTACTGTAAACCTAACAACAAAGGTTGGTTCTATTCCATTTTCAGCAGATACAGAAAAAACATTAATTTCTCTTGCTATCCCTGCTGGTGCAACCGTTAAAGATGGTATTTATGAGTTTACTCAAACAGTTCCTGCTGGGGTTAAAATTGTAGCAAACTCTTTGATTGGCGGTGCTTTTTCTATGCCTATGATTGCTCCAACAAACGGAACTTACACGCTTCAAGTTCAATTGCGTGACAATGGTAGCAAGGCGTTGAAGACTTGGAATGTTAAGATTGATACTAAACAGACCGGTGATACGGACGATAATCTTCGGTTATACTCGTTGAAAGCCAACCACTTTTATTCTATCGGCAAGAAGGTAAGTGACGGTTCAATAGTAGGTCCAGACCCTGAAAAACCAGATCCAGATCAACCTACCGATTTGTCGAAGGATCAAGATATCGTGATTACTGTTAATCCTGCTTGGGAAACAGTTCATCAAATGGGAATCGAATAATAAAAATCGACAAACAGTTGTGGTGAGAGAATTCTCTCACCACAACTTAATATAAATTTCATTATTGCTGAATTATGAATAGAATAATAACAATACAACTGTTTGTGATAGCTGTTATGTTGATGAGTGCTTGCAATAAGGAGCAGGATATGGTTCAGCATACTTCTCCCGAAATTACATTCAATATCACACCTAAAACAGGCATATCAACCCGCAGCAACGCAGGAAGAGATCCCAACACCTCGCAAGCGCTACAATGGGTTACGGATATGCGAATATATGCGTTTAAGAGACCAACAGACGATAGTAATACATACACATATACACAGGTAACGGTTGATGGAGCCGGTACAAAACAAGATTATTATTCCGTACCTTGGAGCAAAGGAACAAAGTCGAGGACATATAAAATCACGCCCAGATTAGAGGTGGGCGATACGTATGTCTTTTTGGCAGTAGGACTCGATGACGGAAAAATAAATTACAAAGACCTGAATTTCACAGGTAAAACATTGGAAGAGGCTGCTTTGTGCCTAAAAGACAATTTCGATTGTCGTGAAGTGTTTGTGGGAAAGACAGATGCTCTGGAAATCAAAGCAAATATGGGATTTAATATCTCTTTGGAATTGAATCGAATCGTAGCCGGTGTACTTGGCTACTTCAAAAATATACCTGCCACCTACAATGGCAAGGAGGTGAAGTCGATAAAGGTAAGACTCTATACGAACAAAAATACGCAGCAATGCCTTGTGTTGCCTAATTCTACAAAAATAGAAGACGGAGCAGTCAGCAACAATACAATACTCGATATTTCTCTTTTAGGAGTAGGCAACAAACAAACAGTTGTCATTGGAGGAAATGCTGTAAATGTCAATGTGAGTATCGTCAATAATATATATCAATATCAGTACTATGATTGGCCGGCAGATTTGGCAGGAATAGATATAAGAGTACTGAATAACACGGTGTTGCAGAGTGCATTTGTAATGCCCGTTATGGCTCCCTCCGCACAAGAATATACGATCCGCGTGGAATTGTGCGATGCGGCAGGCACAGCACTTAAATTCTGGAATGTCTACATCGACAAATTGCAGGATGGTGACTCGGATGCAAATTTATTGCGGTATCGTATTTTGCCTAACCATTATTACTCTCTTGGTAAAAAAACGGGCAATGGAACATCCACCGACGATCCGATGGATTTATCAAAAGACCAGGAATTTGTCATTACGGTCAATCCCGAGTGGGAAGATATACACGATATGGGTATTACAGACCCCGTAAATCCACCTGAAAACGATGCAAATCTGGGTGGTGACATAAACTTGGACGATGATAATTGGGACGGTATTAATTAATAGGATTGTTATGAGAAATAGAATAGGATATATAGTGCTTGTGGTTTTATCCATACTTGCCATAAGTTGTGATAAAGAGTCATCGAACGATTCAGTGCAGGGTAATCATTCGCAAATCCCCGATGGGTACTTTGAAGCGGTTTTTATGTCGCAACCCGAAACAAGAGCTCCTGTTGTGGGGGTAGATTCTCGTATCAAGTATTTGAAGTACATCATTTATGAGAAGAATACGGGCAATTTTGTAAGAGAGAAAGTGATTATCGAGCCGTCAGACCCGACACAAACGTGGCCTTTGAAAAATAAAATAAGTGAGGTGTTACCATACGGACAGTATAAGGTGATTTTTCTGGCAAATGCCGAAAAGTCGCTGTTTGGTAGTAATCAAACCACCGATTTATTGACCGGTTACACATCAAATTATGCCGATGCGAGAATTAACTTGCCAAATGAAGAGTTCTCGAACGACAATATGTTCTATATGGCATCGGTCGAGGTAGACCCCGATAATGCGCAACCTTATGTGCTTTTGCAACGTATCGTCAATCAGACAAAAATCAAGAGAGAATTAGTCACTAAAGAGGCGTATCTGCGCAATCTTGCCGAAGAAATTTTCAACACGATTGCCGGTGATGGCGGCGTGTTGCGAGTGAGTGTCGTGAAGATTGTAGAGGAGTTGATAGGTGGCATAGCCTACGTCGGTGATAATAATAGCGGTCTTTTAGGTAGCTTATTGGGTGATTTACCGTTGTTGGGCCCGTTGGTTTCAGGGCTTGAATCGACATTGATTGATGTGTTGAAAGGTATTTCAACTACTGTTGGAGGAGTGGCAGGTATTGGCGGAACTGATTTTGGCGGAGGTTTACTGAAAGACAATATCGTTATCAACTTGGCAGATTTGATGTCGAAAGACTTGAACAACATAGTCGATAAGATTTTAGAAGCCATACGCGAACCAGTTGTAGATGCGATTGTAGACCGCTTGGAGGATATTTTATCTACCAATTTGAATACGTCGAACGGTGGACATGGCTATCTGGAACAACAGATAGCATCAGTAACAGGAGGAAATACGATTGTAGGAGGATTGCTCAATCCGTGGAAAGCGTTGGGACACGACTATGCTTTCATTACAATGAATAAGATGCCTAAAAGTGTAGGATTTGACCTGCAACCAAAAGAGTACTTCCCCGATAACAGTATGTTTGAGTATGCAATGGTTGAGAAAGGTGATTGGGCTGAGAAATATTGTCTGCTCTATTCTCTTCCCGGAGCATATAACATCAAAGAGATTGATATGCGTCAGAAAGGATTACTTGGTGGATTGGTAGTTAGCGGAGTGCTCGAAGATGTCGTGTTGGGTCCGTCAGTAGTAGATATTGAGACACCGTTGGATGTTACTGCTTTGGGCAATCGTTCACAAAGTGCGCTTTTCGGAACATTGAAACTACAGGTAAATAATCAGGAGAACTTAGATAATACGGAAGCGAACACCTTGCAGTTGGATGTAAACCTGAAAGCCATATTGGCAACATTGGGCATTTGGATACAGGGCGATAACGGATTGGTTTCGGGATTATTGGGTAAAACGCTCGAAAACTTAGGCGTTGTTATCGACCGTGTGACTGGAGCATTGGGATTGGGTACATTGGATGCCATTTCTGTACCGGTAAAATTACCTATTTTGGATGCTACCAACCTAACTCTCGGCTCCGGTTGGCAGGTTATTGATAACAATACAAATAATTAACGCTATGAGGAAATTGTTATATATACTGACATCTATCTTGTTTCTATGTAGTTGCTCACACATAGAGGAAAGTAACCCTGGATTGGAAGATAAGGGTATCTATATCACTTTCCAAGATAGAGTTGAAACGAGGTCTTCTTTGAATAGTTCGTATGTGGATTACCGTAAGGTGAAAGAGGTGTATCTCTATGTGTTTGAGGGTACAGGTTCTACAAGCAAATGTGTACTTATCAAAGATGTGAAGTGGAATGGAGAAATATCTCAGAAGTATGCTTTGGGAGAAGTTCTCAGTAGTGGGACATACACATTCATGGCAGTGGGTATTGATGATAAAGCGGGAACTACCTATAATTTCCCAAACGCCATTGTTTTGGGAAGTGAATTAGGGGCATCTAAAGCCCAATTGGTTGAAGCCAAACGAGCAGATATGCCGGTCTCGGATTTGTATGTAGGTTTAACTGAATCTTCTGTTTCACAAACGGCATCTTCTACGGTCAATATCGAACTAAAACGTAAGGTAAGCGGTGTGTTGGCATATCTCAAAAATATTCCGTATAAGGTGAACGGAACACTGGTGAGCGATTTGAAAGTAAAACTACACACAAACCAACATACCGAGATACCGCTTATTAAGAATATACAGAATCCTTACGGTAGTGGTGTGCTGGCAAATAGTAATTATTTGTTTGAACGGAATTTGGAGTCGTACTCAGCGGATGCCGAACAGAAATATTATGCTATTCCAGCTATCAATACTCCTGATTTGAAGACGGTTGAAAATAGTCTGCTTATGGGAGCGTTTATGTTGCCACTCGAAGCATCTGCGGCCGGGAAATCAACGTTGAGTGTCGAATTGTGGGGAACGGATGTCGTAAACTCGAATTACAAAATATTGAAGAGTTACGACGTTACGTACAACCCGCAGGGCGGAACTTCTACCACCGTTTTTGATATTGACGAGAATCACTTGTATTCGATAGGTAAGAAGGTATCGGATGATGATACAAGTGGCGACCGACCGATGGATTTGAGTGGTAGCGGCATAGAAGTGTTTGTTACGGCTTGGGATAATTATAATGTGGACAATGAATTCCCTGTTATTTCAGTTCCTGCCCGTATTCGTGTCGATTACAACCCTGCGAATTATATTTTCGACTGTACAAGCGTTGTGCAAGATGTGGTTATAGATGCCTCTTACCCCTCGAAGCCGTGGACACTGAAAGTGGCTGACGACTGCGATTGGATTCATATCTGTACCACAGATGCGAGTGGGAATATAACAGGCTATACAAAATCAATTGATGGCGAAGGTTATCTGGAGGCAAAAATCATACTCAACGACTATGGCATCGAACGCATCCAAACGACATTCACACTGGATGAAATTAAGAATGATTATCGGTCTACTGATTTGCAACTGATAACCCGAGGAGATGCTACTGTAGCCACAACCTTATCTGTAAGACAATATAATGCCATTACTGTGGATAACACCAACCATATCGGCATATCTCGTCTTGATTATGGTTGTTTCTTTGATAAGGAAACAGGTGCTATTGTTCGTCCTGCTAATGCTAAGTTGCAGTGGGGGTATTTCTCGACGGGTAATCTATATGTATCGGGAGATAATCCGATGGAATACTACAACGGAGAAACAAATCTAAATAAGATTTACAAAAGATACACTGACGGTAAGGTGGGTGGAAAATATTATGTAGGTTCTATGTTTCAAAAGGTAAGACAGGGTGTAATAACTATTACCAACGGAGTAAGTGTTCCAACAGGTAAATTATGGTATCCTCCTGTTTATCACGAACTGTGGTCTATCTCTGAGACGGCTGTCAGGATGGCAACTGAAGAGGCATACGGTGTGTTTGGCTTAGCAAAAAATGAGAGATATTGGTCTGGTTCAGGACATTATCTAACTATTGGTAAAGCCTATTACGCTTTAATGGGAACAAATAAAACAGATTCTGGAGCTGATAAAAACGATGCTTATTGGGTTCGTCCTGCTCGTCACTTTTAAAATAGTTGAATTATGAAACAGTTATTTATATATCTATTCATTATCCTCTTTACTGCTTCGTGCAGTAAAGAGGTAATTGATAGTCCCGACACTGACGATCGCGGATTGCGAATATCATTACAACAAGAGGGTGTGCAGGTAATCAATACACGCACGGCAACCCCTGATATGGAGGCGGCCGATAGTCGGATTGAAAATGTGATTATCTATGCTTTCGACAAAGCATCGGGTGAGCTTACAACGAAATACGAACAGGAACTGGATTACCCCGACAACGAGGTGCGTATGGTTTTGCAGGGCACAAATGACCTTGTACTACACGCAGTGTGTAATGTGAATGATGCTTGGTTTGCTTCAGTGAGCAACGTGTCCGATTTAGAGAACAAAATTGTTCAGATTTCTGACGGTGACGGAGCATTCAAGGGAAGTGTTATAATGCACGGCGAACTGGAAGTCGCAGCATCGGATATTTCCAATACGATCGTGCTCCATAAAATATACGTAAAACGTTTGGCGGCAAAAGTATCTTTGAATATCGTCTTCGCCCCAATCGTTACCACCGATAAATTTTATCTGAATCAGGTGATTGTGAACAATATCCCGTCCAAAAGCTACTTGAAGGCACGAGACTGGGATTCGGAATTTACCTCGGCAGAGGCGGATGCCGTGTATGCAAGTGATGCTGAGATTGCGCAAAACAATTACATTCAAAATTATCGGTTACAATACGAAGAACCTGTAAACGATCAATACACAGCTGCCTTCTACCTCTTCGAAAACCGACGTGGAGGACTTGACAACAGCCGTGATTGGTTCGATATGATTTCGGACAGCGACCCCGATAAAGCCAATCTGCAACAGGTCTTTAAGGCGAAATACGGGAAAGAGAAATTTCCGCTCTCATCCTATGTGCAGATAGAGGGAACATACGTATCCGACGAAGGGCATACCACCCGAAAAGCAGCGTATCGGCTTTATCTCGGAGCGTCCAACGATAAGGATTTTAATATCAAGCGGAACAGCCTCTATAACTATACCGCCACGATTCGTACGTGCGATGAGTTGGATACCCGAGTAGAGATGGTTTATCTGAATAATGCCACGATGACCCCTGCATTTACAAATCCACTGGACGCCCATTGCAATGCGCTAAAATGTTTTGCCTTCTCAAAAAACAAATGGGAGATATATGTGGAGAACCCCGACAAGACTCCTTGGTTGGAGGTCTCTATGGCGGCAAAATACAAGCCTCACTTCGCAAGTGAAGCATACACCAACGAAATGGCTTCAAGCCGAATTAGCGGTGAGGAGAAACTATCGGATTATATCTATATTCATACCGATGAATACGTTCCTGAGAATAATTCCACCAATGAAACACTCAATACACAAGACCCCTCTTCATACCGAGTAGGATACGTTGTGTTGCGCGATAAGGTCAATGGAACGACCTCTCGAATCAAGGTCGAACAACGTCCTGCGCAGATAATAAAGATGCCTGTCAAAGACCTGCTGGGGCACGTGAAATTCTACAACGAATACTACGTGGAGTACGAATTGGAGAAAAAGAATATGCAGTGGGGATTTTTGAAATATCCAGCTAATCCAACGATGACCAGTATGATAAACGACCGTTGGGACGGGCTTTCAAACACTCGTAAGCTCTATGATGAGGCGGTGCGTAAAGGCGGAATGTATAATCCTACGGGACTTGATCCTGCACTTGTTCATATTCCCGAAGATATGGCTATCGGCTATGCCGTAACCAAGAACCGAGACAGGAACGGCAATGGTAGATTGGATTACGAAGAGATTGTATGGTATGTCCCCGCTCTCGATGAGTTGGCGGAACTGCGTCGTGTAATGGATGAGGGTCATCTCGTTTTCCAAAATTCGGATGATAAATTCTACTCCTCTACTCCTTATTTAGCGGGATATACCGATGCCATTCCCGGTAGAGCCTTCTACGTGAAGATGAGAAACGGTGAAAAAGCCTTCACGATGCGCAACAGATACTACAGTGTGATCTGTTGCCGCCGCAAAGGAGCTTGGATGGCAGGAGCCGATGCCGGTTTCGATAGCAACATTACCAATGATGACGCGTGGAATGAAGAAGATGAAATAATGCCTAAACAATAGATTATGAGGGTTTCAAAATATATTTTAATATGCTGTCTTTGTCTTGTTTTCGTGGGTTGTACCAAAGAAAATGCAGAACAAAGTGATGTTGATGCACAGTTTACCATAACTACACGTGTGGCATCAGATGCGGTTGCTCCCGATGCGGCAACACAATTAACCCGACTCTATATCGGAGAGCGGAAACCGGAACACAATGCGGAAGATTTGCATTGTAACCGAACAATAGATGTCGGAAGTGCAAACAATGTGCATCTCACCGATTTGTACGCTTCGTGGTATAAGTTCGTATTTCTGACTGTGCCTCACATAGAGGGGATAGGAACAGCTATTTTTAGTGAGGAAACACCCGGGGCGAATAGTTGCGATATGGCAAAGATGATGGTTGATTACGAAGTTGTGTTAAACTCAGACCAATCTAATGGAGATGTGTTTCGCAAAGTAATAAACCGATGGGTGAAAAATGCACAGGTGTTGTCGGAAGATGTGATACTAAATAGGCTTAACGGTCAATTGGTGATTGATATGGGTGTTCCCGAAGACCAATTTGAAAAGCAAGTCGCCAAAATCAAAGTTGTGATTGAGCAAACGCCTACCAAACTGTATATACTTGATAATGACAAAGGCGAAATCGTAACAACAATACCGTCAAATTCATCTTTTTCTTATGAAAGTGTTCCGCAGTGGGGCGTAAATAAACATCATTTGATAACGATAAATCTATTGCCGAGCGATTTGCAGGGCTATATTCTGGTGGTATTATCTGACGGCTCTACGTTGCCTCCTTTTTCACTCAAAGGCACTTACGAGGGAGATGTTATAAAGATAAAGCAGAATACCCGCACAAAGTTGGAATTTAACGGTGTCCACAAAGATTATTTCGATGTAAAATATGCCGGATTCGATAATTCGCAGGTAGGTGTGGACGATGATGATTGGGACGGATGGCAATAATAAATTTAATTAATATGAAAGCTAAAATACTTTTTATTATCACAGCATGTTTTATGGTGTCTTGTGATAAAAACACCGATTCGAATAATGACTATGCTGTTAGGTCAGATAAATACATTGTCGATTACTCCTTGTCATCTTCTGAAACGGAAACCCGGGCATTGAGTGCATCGGAAAGAATCTCATCACTAGATTATTTTGTCTACGATGTAGATAATGACATAATAGTGAAACAGCGTAGAATACCCGATATCAGTTCCTCTACCGTATGGCCTTTGACGCGTGAAACAATGACGTGGGCACAGCGACAAGCCCTGCAAGACACACTGTCTCGTGGCGTGAATTATAAAGTGCTGTTTATAGCAAATGCTGCAAAAAGCCTGTTCGGTTCAACGCAGACCGATTTGCTAAAACACACCGACAAGTTGTCGACAGCGAGAATCGTACTGCCAGATACGCCTTTTAGCGACAATAATATGTATTACTTTTGGAGCAAGGAGCTGAATATAGCCGAGCATTCCACCCTTATGGAGAATGTACTTTTGCAACGCATCGTTACACGTACCGATGTCTCGCGTATTGATATACCCGATGCAGATGCACATTTGTATAGTGCATTGGAATCCTCTTTATATAATGAACTTACACGGCGAGCCGATGGAACAAATGCCGAAGGAAGTGTCCGTGCGGCAATAAAGTCGCACCTTACTTCTTTTTCAGACATTATGAACACAGCCGTGGCAGGTGGTGTATTGACTGCTTTTACGGTTCAGGTGGCTCAACTTAACGCGGTAATCGGAAATAATGATGATAATATTGACAAACTTGTGGCTTCATTGAAAGATAAGCTTATCGTTGATAGGTTTAGTACTGCTATTATGAACGGGAAATTATACGAGCAACAGATAAAGAGCTGGAACTTTGGGATAGGGAAGAAAGTGGGAGTACAGTACAGTGGTGCATCAAGAGCCAACGCTATCGGGTTCGATTTGCGAACATATAATGATAGTGATGTTAGCAATGTTGCCGTATGTTCAGCCAATAATGGAGCGTTCTCGATAATTGGTTTTGCGGGTGTGGGCTTGAATGAAGTGTCGTCATTGAGTTTCTTTGACGCAAATACGACTCCCGAATTGAAGATTGAAGGGGCTTTTAATACGGCGCAAGGCATAAATAAATTGGCAAAAGTGAAATGTAATCCAACGGCTGCCATCACTACTGTCGGAAATAATACAGCAAAGCATACATTCTATATAAATATCGCAGAATTGTTAGGCGATGACATTTTCAAAAACCAAGCGTTTATGAACGCATTGGTAACCGTCGTTTTTAATCCTGCCGTGGATAATAAACAATTCGGTGATAGTTTTCAAAATTTTAAATTTGAAATTGAGCTTCCTGATTTAGCGACCGATGTAGACAATAGAATTAAAATCACTCCTTCGTGGAGCATTGAATGAAATTGATTTTATATCAGATATGACACCAAGGAATATTGTTAATATAGAAAAGCAAAATACACGCCACATACATCTGTATTTATATAAAAATAGAGTTTGGTGGTGTTGTGGTCGTTCGGCGCTTCTGCTATATAGGCTTTATCCAAATATTCCTTACTGTAAAAAAAATATATTTAATTTAGGGGTTATACTTCCTGTTATGATGATAGACCATTACTCATTGGCCCATCTGATAGAACGAATCCAACCTATTGAACATACATCAACAAAAATAGTGATTGAGACTCCATCGGAAGTATATAATGCTATTTATATCGATATCAACGGTAGCGTAAACTACTCATCGAACGGTGACAAAGTAGAAACGGATTTGGAGTCATTGAAGTCAAAATATTAGACTACTGCTAATTAAACTTTATTCAACTATGAACAAGAGAGAATTAACAAAGATTGTTGCATCCCAAAGCGGTGTTAAAATAGACCAAGCTAAAAAGATATTAAATGCTACATTGGAAACGATAACCGAAGAATTGCAACGTGATGGCTCTGTTGTGATACTGGGATTCGGATCGTTTCGAGTAAATCAACGAAACGCACGTAACGGATACAATCCGCTAAGTCGCACGGCAATTAAAATCAAGGAGACAAAAGCTGTAAAATTCAAGTTATCTTCAAAGGTGGCTCTAAACGACAAAAAATAGATTGCTATGTTCTCGTCTCACGTCACTTGGGCAGTTTATGTGCTGATAGAGCTCGATAAAGTTCTTTATACTGAAAATAACCCAAAAGGAATGATAATTTCGACTGACAATAAAATGCATAAATCTGTTTTACACAATGTTCTGAGAAAGCTAATGTCAATAGGATATATTGCAAGAACGTCAAGTTATAACAAATATCGTTTGACTGTTAATATCTCTCAGGTATCCATTTATGCGTTGGTGAAGCTTTTTCACGGTGATGTATGTATTGGAGAAATCTATGACCATTGTCATACAATAGGAAAGGAGAATTTTACTACGGATGAATTCAATAATTTCTTGAGTTATGAAAGAGATTTCAAAGAGTCTATTTGTATAAGAATGCAAGAGACGTATCTCTGTGACTTAAAAAAAACTTAGATATAAGGGCAATCACTTGACTCTTGGGAAATTAAAGATCCACAAGAAGGTGTAATTCTCAAATAAAAAGATTTATGGATAAACGAAAACTTGTAGCCCAAGTAGCAGAAAAGAGTGGTTATGCAAAATGGGAAGTGAATAAAATAACAGAAGCATTGCTCGGAAGCATAACTGAAACCTTGGAGCAAGGCGAAGAGATACACATCAATAACTTTGGAAAGTTTACTCTGAAGTACCATAAGCCCAAAGAAACGCTTCACCCTAAGACTCATCAGCGTATTAAAATACCGGAGAAAGCATCAATCGTTTTCACTCAGGCTCGAATGTTCAAATCAACGGATGAAGCCATAGAGGCATTACGAAAGCAAGCCGACAAATAAACATAGCCCACATACTACTATTTAAGCAGAGACATCACAAGTGCCTCTGCTTTTTTGTTTTTATGCGTAATTCAAACTTCTACAATAGTATGGCCCTATTCTTCGAGTGTAATTCAAAAACATTCGAAAATGAAACTATTACTGAAACGAAAATTCAAAGGAGAGACCTATACCATAGGCGATCTCTACATCGATGGTGTGTGGTTCTGTAACACACTGGAAGACACAGTACGGATACTGCCTTTACTGTGCCCCGATACACCACACGGCATTGGTTGCCGCTGTAAGGAGAAAGTATATGCTCGAACAGCCATTCCTTGTGGTACGTATAAAATCACGATGCAGCACAGCCCCCGGTTCAAGCGTGTGCTGCCTTATTTGCACGATGTGCCTCACTTCTTGGGCATACTTATTCATAGTGGGAATACGGATGCTGATTCGGCAGGGTGTATCCTTGTTGGACGAAATACCATTAAGGGTAAAGTTACGGAATCACGTGCTACGTCTGACCGCCTCAATGCGATACTCGGTAAAGAGAAGAATATCACCATCGAGATTGTGTAATGGGAAAGCTTGTAAGTATTGCAAACTTAAGTGTTGATGAAGCATCTACACTTACGGCAGACGAGCTGGATGGAATATCATTTAAAGATATCTGCTTATATTTTGAAAAGAATAAGGGTAACGGATATTTAGGCATTATATACTGCTACTCGTCAATAACCAGCGGTAAAAAGTACATAGGACAAACAAAATCCCCTTATGAACGACATTGTACTCATGTTGCTAGCTCAAAAATAGGTTCAAAAAGGACGGATTCTAATGCCCCATTCTACAAGGCCATTAGAAAAGAAGGATTTACCAACTTTGTTTATAATGTATTACGAGTATTTCATTCATGCAATTTATCAGAGTTTAGGCTGATGCAAGATGTGGCAGAACGTCATTTTATCTCATTATACCACACTACAGATAAACTGAAAGGATATAATGTTAATTACGGAGGAATATCATTGCCATTAGGGGACTCAAGCTATTGGGCAAGATCTGTTAAGCAATATTCAACACATGGAGTGTTTATACGTGAATATGGGTGTATAAATGAAGCTGCCAGAATAACAAAAATACTGGCAAGCAACATTTGTTCTGTGTGTTCACCAAATAATCCTCAAAAAGTAGCTGGGGGATTTCTGTGGACATATAGCGAAGATGAACTTGACAACAAATCCATTAAACATGCTACCAGAGGAATAATTCACAGATATACGATTGATGGTAAATATTTAGATACGTTTCACAGCATACAATCTGCCGCACAATATGTGAATGGAGACAGAGCTAGGATTTTATTGTGTGCACAACCTCCATGTATTCACATTTCTTATGGTTACAGATGGAGTAAAGAAAGAATGAAACAATTGCTTAGTCCTCCAGTACAATTGAATATAGAGGTGCATAAATACGATAAGTATGGTTATTATGTGGCATCTTATAATTCCCAAGTAGAAGGAGCAAGATCTATAAATAAATCGTCATCTGCTCACTTAGCGGTATGTTTGAAAGATCTATGGAGAACAGCTGGTGGATTTTATTGGCGTACATTCAAAACAGAAAGGATCAAATTAACACTTAAACCACATAAACGATATGGGAAAACTTCGTAAATTAACTCCGCCAGAGAATCTCCATATTGACTTTAGTCCATCTTCAAAACAGTATCAACTATGGAAATTGCTACAACCAGAATGTCATTTATGTGGGGGATTTATTGAGCAACAGCTTATAGGATATGATCTGAATAATAACCCCCAATACAAACCTTTTTGTCTAAAATGTGGCAATAACAATATTCCGCAACTTGTTCTTGGAGGCGGAAGCGCAGGTGGAGGCAAAAGCTATCTGCTTAGTATGTGGTTAGTTAGTTGCTGTATGAGATATCCTGATTTCAGGGCAGCAGTGGCTCGAAAAACGTTGAAAAGCCTTAGAGAATCTACGTGGAGAACCATCCTTGTGATTATAAAGGGCTTTCATCTCATAGAAGATGTTCATTATAGGATAAATAATCTTTCAGGAACAATTCTTTTTTGGAATGGCTCTATGATATTAATGCTGGAGATGGCCGATTTGCCTTCCGATCCAAATTTTGAGAGGTTTGGCAGTATCGAGATCTCTGCGGCAGGAGTCGATGAAGTATCAGAAGTATCCCAGAAAGCCATTGAAGTTCTGTTCTCTCGTATACGCTGGAAAGTACACGAAACTCTGAAAGTCTCTAAAATGCTACTCACTACAAACCCAACTACCAACTGGGTGCGTAGCCGATTTGTACAGGACGACAATGGTGATAAGGTGGAAACACGAGAAGGAGAATATTACATTCCATTCAGTGTGTTTGATAATCCGGATATTGGATTCCGTCAGACATACGAAGCGGCACTGAATAAGATTTCAGACCAAGCCACCAAGGAACGTCTGCTGTATGGTAACTGGGATTTTGTGGAAGCCAACGATATGGCAATCTACAATCGCTTTGATGGAGCGAAGCATCTTATCTCAGGACTGAAAGAGCGTGCGTATGACCCGACCAAACCGCTTATCACGGTATGGGACTTTAACGTGGCTCCCCAGATGTCGGTTTTGTCTGCGCAGATAGACTACGAAAACAAGAAGGTCTATGTACTGGAAGAGATACTTGGAAAGCCACAGGACAAGGAGAATAACACTCCGGCATTGTCTCGACGAGTCCAACAGAAGCTCTATCGAGAGAAGCATATAGGCGGTGTGGATGTAACAGGCGACCCATCAGGACTGCAACGCTCGACAACCACCGAAGATGGCATCAATAACTATACGGTGATTCTTGATACGTTCGGTAAAGGCGTTCTCCGACCAAAGTTGAAACTGTTGAGAAAACAACCGCCACAAGTTACGAGATGCGAGTTTGTAAACGAACTATTCACGGGCTACAACGGCTGGACGATTGAGATAGACCTGAAATGCCGAAAGCTGACGGAGGACTTGATTTACCAGCTCAAAAACGAGGACGGCACCAAGTGTAAACAGAAAGTAACCGACCCGAAGACAGGCGTAAAATATGAGAAGTACGGTCACTTGTCGGATTGCTTGGACTATCTGCTTTGCTACTATCTCAGGGATAGCTGGTATAAGTTCAAGAGTGGTGAGAGCAACGGAAGTATCATTGCGACCACTCCCGCAGTATATGATGGATTTAACTATTAAAAGACGAATATGTACAGACGATTTCTAAATGATAATGATTACTTGGGCGTGATTACCGCCGAAGCCCTTGCGCAAATGACACGAGGCAATTCCGACCGCTTTGCTCAGGCAGAGGAATCTGCCGAGATGAGCATCATCGAAAACCTCAGCGAGAACTATGAGATTGAACAGGAACTTAGCAAAGGGAAATATATTGCCGAGCACGACCGTAGAATAACTTTCCCTGTGGGTGCGTTCATCTATTGGGAAGGACGCATCTATGAGATTATCCGCTCCATTAGCGGCTACAAAGTGCCTTCAATATTGGTGTACTGGGAGGAATATGTATCGTTGAGTCCCGAAGAAAAGCCAATTACACAATACTCCCAGTTCGGAACATACTACGAGGGCGATATTGTGACTTACAACGATTTGGCATATATCTGTAAAGCTGACAATGGCTATAAGTTCGGAGATATTCGTATTCCGATGGTGATTGCTTGGCAACAGAAAGAGACCGCCGAATGGTTACCGATTGTGTATAACCTTTGGGAGGTCGTATCGTTCAACGGAGCATTCTATACATTGACTACACTGGATGAATTTGATAATAACATCAACCCGTTTGACTCTCCTTGTTGGGGTGCGATTGCCGACTATGACCCGGCTTACAACAATTATGAATTGGAGAGTCACGAGTATGTGGTCTATAAGGACAAAGTATTCTATCCGGGAATGGACGTAAATGCCGATGTGCCTATCGTTGGGCACAACATAGCCTTGAACGACCCTCGCAATTACAACCTCAAAAAACATATGGTGCGACTGGCAATCTATGAGCTGACCAAGTTGATTGCTCCGAACAATGTAAGTACGGTACGGTTGAAAGACCACGAGGAGTCGATGAAGTGGCTGAATGATGCCTCGAAACTACGTCTAAATCCTCAGATACCCCGAAAACTGGCGGAGGATAACAAACCTGTGACGGATTGGCAACTATCGACTTTTCAGACCGATTATGACCCGTACAAAAATCCTTGGCTGACATAATTATCTGATAACTCGACGATAAATCAGAAGATTTGATTAACTTTGTACTTCAATAGAAGAGAAAAATGCCTATGTAGAATATTCATTAAAACATATCGTTTGCTGTTTAAACCTCCCAGAAGCGACCAAGAATTGAGAGAAATAAAATAGCAACAAGACATTAAGCGGCACGAGCTAATATAGCACGGGGCTGGCTTGTGTCTTGTAGGTTGCTTGGTCGCACCTTGGGAGGTCTTGTCGGTTTCCGTGCTTCTTTTATGGGGTGCGGTTTAACGACAACTAAATTTAACCAAGCACCCCAATAATTTTATGGATATTATCACTACTGTCCACTAAAAAAATGGGCGATTAAAAGTTAAATAAATTCGGTTCACTTGAATCGAAAGGCTCTTTGAAATTATTGAAATTTGATTTGTCAAAAAGATCTCGTAAAAGAGTTTTGTCGGTCAGCGAGATGCTGAGAATTTGGAGTATCTCATAAACCGAACGATCAAGTTGCAGGTTGTGCCTGATAATTGCAATCAAGCAGTAAGTAATTATAGCACAATATATTTGTATTCTGACAGCGTTTTCCGACGTGCCCCAAAACTTCTTGATTTTGAGATGCTGTTTAAGCCACTTGAAGAAGAGTTCTACCTGCCAACGATTACGATAAAGTTCGGCAACGGTAAGCGCAGGCAGGTCGAAGTTATTTGTCAGAAAAACGAACTTGCGGTTCTGTTCTTCGTCAAAATAGAGCACTCTGCGGAGCGAGGACGGATAATTTTTAGAACTCTTATAGACGACAAGTTCAATGACGGAGTCGGATAAAACGTTCTTTGGCAGCCTCCGTTTCCAAGAGATTTGCTTGAATTGCAGGTTCTTTTTTGCACGAACGACAAATGTTGCTTCAATCTGCTCAATCTTGAATAAATTAGCGAAGTCGTTGTACCCACGATCGAAGATGTAGTAAGCCCCTTTTTCGTACGGAATTTCAGGCATCGCCTTAATGTCATTGGTCGAAGCAGTTGTGATGTAAAAGAATGCAGGAACTTGTGCTTCAGCATCATACAATGTGTGAATTTTGATACCACCTTTGTGCTTGCGAAACTTCGCCCACTCAAACACTTCAAGACAAAGGTCTATCGTTGTTGAGTCGAAAGCATATACGTGACCATCGAATCCGAATACTTTTTCGGCACTTTTTGAGCGAGTTTCCGACACCAAATGATAGGCATATGCCTCGAATATTCGATAATCACGCTGCTCGTTTGCCTTGGCAAGATTGCTTCGGGTCACGGACTTGCCAAAACCTAAGTGATACGACTTTTTCCAATGTGCCTCAATACCAACGATGAGATCTCGAAGGCTTTCACTTTTGGCGAGTTGTCCGAACATCATTACCAATAGTTGATTCCAACAAGAGAATGATTTAATGTATCTGTCTGTCTGATATTTAGCAACGATTCGGCGAAACTTGAAACAGTCTAAAAACTCGACTAATTGGGCAAAAACGTATTTGTCTTTATTCATAACTGTCTGATTATGACCGCAAAGGTAATTTCAAATCGTTGCGCGAACAAAAATCTTGTAACAAATTAAATTTCAATCATTTCAATGAACTTTTTCCGATTTTTAGTGGACACTAATGGGATATTATTAAAGAAAAGACGGTGTCCTTCACTGGAAATCGTACACTCACAACATCGGACAATCGGCCTGATGCAAACCTTGAAAACGTAATAAGAACAGAGCTTTCTCTTTGTCTTGAAGATTGCTATCGAGAAGGAAAGACGAATTTTATCTCAGGAATGGCAATCGGCTGGGATATGCTTTGTGCCGAAGAGGTGCTGAAACTTCGAGAGCAGCACTCGGATATACGCCTGATAATAGCTATCCCATTTCAAGGGCAGGAACTTCTATACAGCGAGAAGGATAAGCACCGTTACAAAGCCATTTTTGAGGCTGCCGACCATAAAGAGTTTATCACAGATGGCGATTACGACAAAGAAGCCTATCACAAGCGCAACGACTGGATGATAGCCAATAGCAGTGAGATTATCGCATACGATAGCGGCAGGCCTCGTAGCGGCACTGCTTCAACCGTAAGGAAAGCACGGCTTTCTGGAGTGGAAGTTCTCAATATTTATGACGAATTGAAAAATTATTTCACCATATCTCATTTTGCAAAACGGTATTTACAGAGATTTCCGTTTGTAACAAGTTTCCATTATGGGCGTGATGGATTGTTGTTCTGCGGCAATCAACAGTTTATCCCAGTGCCATTTACAAACATCAAGGGAATAGAACTATCCGGTGCATATTTAGTGTTTACACTATCAAACGATATTACATACAGAGCGTCTATTTATTCCGATGAATGCTTCGTGGATTTCAGTAAAACAAAGGTATAGGCATAGCTCGGCTTTTTGTTATTCAGTTAGTTGTGCTATATTTGCATCATATTAAAAAGCATAAACTATGACCAAAGCAGACATTGTTAGCGAAATAGCTAAATCGACCGGAGTAGACAAGACTACGGTTGCCTCAGTAATCGAAGGCTTTATGGAGGGCGTAAAAGGCTCTATGGCTTCGGGTGAGAACGTTTACCTGAGAGGGTTCGGAACGTTCCTGATTAAACGACGTGCCGAGAAAGTAGCACGTAACATCTCCAAGAATACAACGATTACCATTCCGGCTCACAACATTCCGGCGTTCAAACCCGCTAAGGAGTTCTGTTTGTCTATCAAGGATAAGAAATAATTGAATAATATCACGAAATATAATCTGAAAGCAACACTACTATCCCTGCTCTGTTTGATATTGGTGTTTTGTGTATTGGCATATCTGAACGCTCCTCAGAGTGACACATTCCTGTTTAGCTCCATTAATCCGTGGAACTTTCTGCAAGGGATGGCTTTTGCTTTAGGGTTTGGATTTGGTTTTCCGATATGGCTTTCAACCATCACAATCGGACTATTTTCGTTTCTTTTATTTGTCGCCTTTCTCTGGATTGTACGGAAGCTAATAAAATAACAAAAGGACATCAATCGATGTCCTTTCTTGTTCTTGGATATATTCCGAGCCTTATTTCTTAGACTCTTCCAATGACGCTTTGCGAAACTCTTTCATAGTCTTTTCTATTTCCAAAGAAGCTTTACGTGCACGAGTTCCCGCTGCCTTGTTCCCGTTTTCTGCCTGTGCTACCGCATCATTTTTGAAAGCCGTAAAAGCGGCTTCGAGCTTTTCAATTAGTTCTTTCATTTTTCTTATAATGTTAGTTTATACATATTTGAGAACAAAGATACAAAAAACATGTTATTTACAGCCCAACACAGCATTCGCTCTTTTAAATGTTTGATCTTTATTCGTATTCTTATAGTAGTGCTTGTAAATGGTATTAGGGCTATTGCCTGCCATTTCTGCTACTTCTACGGGAGGAATATCAGCTGCAAGCATTTCAGTAATAAATGTTCCACGCGCTGCATACCATGTGATTTTCTCATCACTTTTAATAAGATCCTGAACTTTTCTTAAGGCTAAGTTTAGGTTGCAATAAAGCCGCTTCAATCGCCCTCGTTGTTTTGCTTCCGTATTGTGTTTTACCGAGAACACAGGTAGCATGTAGTTACCATAGCACTTGTCCTTATATCGTTCAACGATTGCCCTTGCTTTGGAATTAAAATTCATACAAGCCCTTTTGGGGAATTTTATTCGCTCATAGTTCAGATTGCCATCTTTATCAACACAATCCCAAGTCAGGTATGCCACATCAATATTAGCCATTCCTCCGGTATAGTAACTGAATAAAAACAGGTCAACGTAGAAAGACTCCAGTCGGCTTAAAAGTTTACGATCCAGTTTCTCTATTTTATCAATGACATCCTTGGAGAGGGTTTTGGGAACAAATTCCTTGGATTTCATTTTAGGTCGAGCACGCTCGAATACGGTGAGATCTATATCCGGTATGTTCATCTTAGTCGCATAATATAGCAGACCGTAGAATCTTCGCAATCGAGTCTCTAATCCACCGTTATTTCCATTCTCAAGACCTCGTTTCTCAAGGAAAAATGCGTAATCATTAACAAAGTCAGCCGTAATCTCGTTAAAGTAATAACTGGATAGAGCACGGTCATATTTTTGTTTTGTGAATTGAGTAAGGGTAGTTCGTAGATCACGATAATTTTTTGCAGTACCAACACTACTTATTACCTTGCCGTTCTTTATACGCTCACGAGATAGCATATTTTTGATGATTGAATCCAATGCAGTCGATACAGAAAGGACTTTTGCCTCTTTCTTCTTATTTTCCGTGACATCGAAGCAATGAGACCATTGAACAGGTGACCATGATTTCCCTTCTGCTTCCCACTCCTCCGCAATTTTCAAGTAGCTTGATTTCAATTCGAGCAGACGTTTGTTCTTCTCCGTCGCTTCCGTACTTTTAGATTTGAATTGTTGAGTCTGATTGTCCCACTCTTTTGCGGAGCCGGTGATATTGATTACCTTTGTTACTCTGGCGTAACCGGTTCTGAAAAATACCATCTCCAGTTTTACTAATCGGGGATCTTTGGGGTTATCCTTACCCTTGATGTTAATTGTAAACATAGCGCATCAGTTTTTAATTTGTACTTAATTGGCTTCAAATTCAAGTGCCTTACCGGACTACATGAATCACTACATCCGAATAGTGCTTTTTGCCAAAAAAGGGTTATTATTGCTATCAAAATAGCTTTTTTCGTAACAACCCTGTAAGTACTCATATCAACTAATGCGCTATGTTACTGCTACTTGCTATATACATTCACTGTATATAGTGAAAAAGAGGGGTTCCAATAAAGAGGAGATACTCCTTTTTTTAATTTATATAAAAAACAACTCAATAAAAAACGATCCATTCATCGTCTGTTATATATTTGTGTAATTATAATCCACCAATAATACCAAATCATTTCTTTACAGCTTATCGATTTTCGAATTGGAAAGCCCCGTCACCTCACGGATAACATCAAAGGACATGCCTATTCGTTTCAGCTGACCGACTATAATACGACGTTCTTCCGCTTTACCCTTCTCCACTGCCGTCCCTTCGGCTCTCCCTTTCTGCTCAGCAAACTCTGTTGCCATCTGCCGGATTCTACCACTATACATTTAAACCAAGTTTCATCGCTTTCACCTTTCTTTGTAACAGTTTGTTTATGAAGTTGTTACGAGTAAAAGAAAAGTTGAAAAACGGCTCAAAATCTGCTTTCACCGCTTTCCCCCTGTCGATTTGGTAGACATATATAGCCAGCACGGTGGACATATATACCTACCATGGTAGATATATATACCCACCATTTCAGGTATTAACAACTTATCGGATAAGAATTAATACCTGTCGGCTCAAGTATTAATAGTTGTCGGCTTGAATATTAATACTTGTCATAACAAGTCCGGCAAATCAGCGTATTTCATTTACATTACTTGTAACTGCCATTTCATTATAGTAAAGCACCGCTTTATCATAGCAAAAGCACCGCTTTATATTTGAGAAATTGTTTTAATTTCTGTCGTACCTACCCCAAATAAGAATTCCCCATTTAGCATTACAGTAGTTTCTACACCTGAAGGACGAGACAGTGAAAGCGATGAAAGCAAATTTTGAGCCGTTTTTCAGCTTTGCTTTCACCCGTAACAAACTCATAAACAATTTTTTCCAAAGAAAGATGAAAGCAGTTCAACTTTAATAAGGGCAAAATGTATGAAATGCAACATTCTCCCTCATGATTTATCGGATAAACTTAAAATAACGTGAAAGCAACAAGAATGGATATTGAACAAATTACCCCCACTACATTTTTTGTAGTGGGGGTAATAATTGTATATGGAATATTTGTTTATATCTGCCTATACATT